TTACCACATATAAGTACCATGGCTTATCCACCGCAGCCCTCGATTCTTTCTTTGGCTACGCCGCAGTATTCTTCTGATACGTCGATACCAATATAACTTCTATTGTTCAATGCTGCCATCTTTAGTGTCGTTCCACTGCCGCACATTGGGTCAAGCACTACATCGCCCTCGTTGCTCCATGAAAGAATGTGGTCTTCAGCCAACTTCTCGGGGAAGATAGCAGGATGCTTGTGGGCTATCTTGTCTTTCGTTGACGCTCCACCGCTCACCACATATGTCCAAAGGTTCTGCTTCTTGACATTCTCTTTAATGGGTACTACCTTCTTTGCAAATGAGCCATCAGCATTTCTTGTCACTGCTCGGTATCGAACCGTGCGCTTATCGTTGTGCTTATTCCTTCGGGGCACGATGATGGGATTAAAAGTCTTCGGCTTCCCCTTGGAAAGAACAAACATGTACTCAAATGCTTGATAATATCTGTTGCGCCCTCCGACCGGCACTGGATTGTCCTTGTGGTATATCATTGTGTCGTGAAGGTTGAAGCCAATATCTTTAAAGTGCAATGCCTGCCTAAAGCTGCTGCCTGTTTCGCTTCCTTTCACTGTTGCATCACCCACCACCCAGACAACGACACCGCCTTTCTTTACGACCCTCAACAATTGCTGGGCTATGCCCTCAAAGTCAAACTCGTATCCTTTGTATGTCCTGAGTTTGTCGTATGGCGGTGATGTCACCACCAAGTCAACGCTCTCGTCTGGTATTTCTTTTAATGCTTCGGTACAATTACCACATAAAATTTTATCCTTTATCATCAATCACCTCAAATTTTACACTATTTGGGTCGCAAACAATCTTATGTCCGTCATCAGCAGCGAGAAGAATGTATCCTCGCTCCGAGCCAGTGTACCGACCGACCAAAACCAGCCCGTCAGACCAAGTGGCACGCACTAAATCACCCAGTTTCATTGCGTATCGACCTCGCAAGTTACCTGAGCATGTTCCATGTTCTCGTCTTTGACCACATAAATCTTCTTACCGACCTCAATTTTGCATGGAATCGCTGAGTTTTGCATCACAGCCATAGCTGGTCCACCATTGACAGCAGGGTTCGTGTTGAACTCTACCGTTGAAAGAACATCATCGTGTGATACGATGACACCAACCAGAACAAAAGATTTAAGAATCATTTTACCCCTCCCTTCGATATAACTTTTAAATGTGGATAAGAATAGTCTTCTCTCAAGTCCCATCCAATCCATTCAACCTCGACCACGCGGACATCCACACCGCTGTCGGTTGTCACCAGCCGAGGCTCAGACAGAACCACGCCCACTTGGTCTTCTTTCCCACGCAAGTTGCCCGTCACTAAATCACCGACCTTCACTTGTCACCTCGCTTATCACTTCCAAATCTTCAACATATTCTTCAAGTATGGGCCCACAATCGTTCCACGACACGGCAACGTGTCTTGGACCCGACTCCAAGATTTTAACCACGATGCCAATTGGCAACGTGCCGACTGAATCCTTTACCCCCACCAAGTCACCGACCTTCACTTATCAACTCCAAATTATGCCTGAGAATGTTTCCCACTCCACCGTGGTTCCATAGAACCTTTGCACAACTATAAAACTCGCCGTCTTCTTCGCCATCTACGATGTGCCACTTAATAAATATGGCTGTTGGCGATGGCGCAGATTGCTCGGGCACATATTCGGGATACTCGTCATCATAATCGAATCTATAATACGAGCCGACAGTATACAGTCGCTTCAGGGACATGTCCCTGACTAAATCACCTGCCTTGACTAAATCATATGCTTTCACTGATTATTAACCTCCCGCTGTTACCCAGCTTTTCTTTCGCGTGCAATCCGAACGCTGCGACAGCATTCTCTACCACAGTTTTCATGGTTGCCGACTTACCCGTAATGACGATGAAGGGCAGGTCGCCTGCAACGCAAAGCTTTTCCAACACTGCATATACATCTCTGTGCCTGACACCATGCAGGTCAACCTCTTTCACGCTATTGCCCACAATGTAATAGTGAGTGCCGATGCAAAAATTGCACCCACAAGCCCTACAACCATAATTACTGTTTTCATTTCCACTTATTAATGTCCTTCCATTTCCCAAATCATCACACGACGAGTCGGCACCCACTTGCGCTCGCCATCAATGTCGAGAACCGAAACGTGGTTCGCACTGGGTGGGTAAGGTTGACCAAAGGAATCAAACTCACAAACCAGCAGCGGAGTCCGCTCGCGGAACCGCTCTACCATCCAACGGGCATCACCCGTAGAAGTATTCTTAATTCTAACCAAATCACCGACTTTCATTTATTACCTCAAGGGTTGCAAACACTTCCAATTGAAGTCCTCGGATATCTGACCATAGAATCAGCAGTCTTCCCATCCGGTACGGTTCCACCCCGCCGTGGCTACACAGCAATGTATGGTCTTCAATCACCACGCCACCCACCTTTTGAATCGGTGTACGCTTGTCTGGTGTTGTGCTACCAAATCTTACCAAATCACCGACCTTCACTGAGAACCTCCAGCAACGATTCGGCAATATCGTATGTCGCTCCAACCTTCGGGTAATAAACTGTCACACAAGGGTGGCTTGGCTCGCCCGCCATTTGTTTTGTCATGACAACACCGTGCCCCAACAACTCACGCTGGTTAATCGCCGCCCTTGCTTTCCAATCAGGAACGTGCAGAATTCTTCTTATGACTAAATCACCGACTTGCACTAATCACCTCAACTTTACCGTTCTCAAAGTCCGAACAGTCCAGTCGCCACTGCCCTGTGTCAAACTGCACAGCCCAGCTATTGCGCGGGGCTGGACCAAGAACCAAGCCGATACGGTTTGAGCCTGTGTCGCAGAAAAAGCAAGCACAAGCGCCAAAAAACCCCCGCCAATTTGAAGCTTCACACTCTTTTACTTTTACTAGATTACCGATTTCGATTTGCATAATTAAATTCTCCTAAAAATGGCTCCGACAGTAGGGCTTGAACCTACGACCCGATGATTAACAGTCATCTGCTCTACCAACTGAGCTATGTCGGAATGGCAAGAAGGGGGTGGAATCGAACCACCGTCTGAACTGCAACCATCGCTAAACGGTCTTGCGCTCTCTGGGCATAGCAGCAGTCGCTCCAGCGACTGAATAATTTAACCACACAGCTAAACTACCAATTTTCAACCTTTGATATTGTGGTGTGTGCCACTCACAAAGCCCTTCCAAAAAGATGTTGAGGGTTCCCAACTTCCCTCAACTGAGTACAGCCTAACAGGTCATTACTTCGACCACGCTTACGCAACCACGTTGTTGCCCGTAGGCAACCCCTCTGGTCTGTACTCCCCACATTTCTCAAAGAACAATGCAGCATCTCTGAGGATGCCCGCCTTCCAGTTTTAAAGGGTGATGGGAACAACGAGGCAGAACCTACTCCACGCTTTCGTCACACGGGGGATGAACCTTCCGGCTTTCGTCACGGGCGGGAACTCACTGCCCCCATCACTTCTATAATATACCATAAGCCTACGGCATTGTCAAGCACTTTTTTAAATAAAATTATAAATTATACGGAATTTTATGTGATTTCTTCTCAAACACCCAGAAATAAGAGTGAAACTTGCGTGCGTGCTTCTGATTACCGTGGTTGTGACCAATCAATCGGCTCTTTGCAGTCAGCACAAACATATCTCTAGGGTAAAATCCTTGTTGAATTGCCTTGTTCATGATAAAACAGTGCGAAAACCAGTTCTTGCCCGATGATACGGTGTCTTGGCACTTGAACACCAGCACCCCGTTCTTCTTCAGCACCCTGCTGAACTCACTCAAGCACTCATCGTACCAATCCCACAGGTCGTTGACATACCTGAAGCCGTGGAACCTCTTGCCCATAACCCCAGTAGGCTTGGGCTTGGTGTACCCAGCAAGGAACGGCGGGTCAAACATGATGCTCCCAACCGATGCGTCATCAAGCGGCAGGTTGTTCGCGTTAGCTTCCACCGTGTCGTCAGTCCTCGGGAACAAGTCGAACTTGCGGCGGGGCTGTTGCACTTCACCAGTTTTATAAAACACACCCTTGCTATACGTCGGGTCCACATCAAAACCATCTGGAACATATAGTTTCTCGATGCTTTTAATTATCTCATATTGGTTGTCGTATACTGTTTTAATAATATCGCCGTTGTTCATCGGTGAGTGTGCCTCGGTGCCTTAACAAATGCCAACTCCCGTGGCTTGAGAAGGTTCTCATCCACATCACCCGACGAAGCATTGGGCGTCATTGCCCGCAAGTTTGCCCTCGTTCGCGCCTCGTAGATAGTGCGAGCGTTATTGTCGCCACACTCCAAGCAAGTGTTATAGCCCAAAGCCTGACGCTTCGGGTTATATTCCTCACCACATTCAATACATTCTGGTGTCATAATGTTTATTCTCCCTTCTTTTTTAGTTAAATTAATTCTTTTCACTCTTCATCACTCTTCCGATGCTCATTCACCCGCTGAACCGCTGTCTGATAATATTCTTCTTCAATTTCCATGCCCACGAAGTTTCTATTCAAGTTGATGCAAGCAATCGCAGTCGTCGCGCTGCCCATTGTATTGTCCAGCACCGTATCACCCTCATCAGTATACGTCTTAATCATATACTCAAACAGGGGCAGGGGCTTGATTGTTGGATGCAGCCTTGATGTGTCGATATTAAACTTTTGCCAGCTTGATGGCACCCTCAGCTTTGAAATGGTGTGGTGCTTCCTCCCGCTAAACTTATTATAATTCTTGGTCTGGGTCTTATGCTCAACAGAATACTTGGCTCGGGCTGCGCCCGCTCCGGTGCGCTCTTGCATCTGCTTGTTGTACGTCCACTTGCCCTTGCTGAAGACGAGAACCTGTTCGTGTTCCTTCATCGGTTCCCTGACCGTGTTGGCAAAGTTACTGCCCCGGTTCTTAATCCATATCCATTCGTGCTTGAAGTATTTCACCTGACTCATGATAAGAGTGCTGGTGAATGGCTGCGATGCCGTGAGGCACACAATCCCGGTTGACTTCAGCACCCTCCAATATTCCTCCCACAGAGGCTCCAAGGGTATAATTGTGTCCCACTTGTTGCGGGTTGTCCCGTATGGCAAATCAGCCAGAACCATGTCGATGCTGCCATCTTCAAGCTGCTTCATCAATTCCAAGCAGTCACCCTTTCTTAAATCTATCTTCAAATTACCCTTCACTTATCACCGTCATTTCATCCTCAAACACCACCATCACCTTGCCATCTAATAGCACATGCCAGATGATACCGCTTGATGCCGCCATACCTTCCTGCAAAACGAGAGCAGTCTTTCCGTGCCAGCTTACCAAGTCACTCACCTTCATGCTGGCTTTTCCCTAACAAGATTTTCGTGTGCAACTCACCGTAATGTTTAAAGCACACAGGCTCATACGCTTCGGCTCCACCAATCTCGATGACCTCGGTGCCACCGCTTGTCCTGCGTGTGTAATATGCGTCAGCATCGCAGTGGGCGCAAACGGCAGGGCATACCTCGATGGACGTGGCAAAGGGCAACAGCCTCGACACTTCCCGAAAGGGGAAAGGCTCGTAAGATAGCTGAAGGGTCGAGACGAGGACAGTCTTGCCTAACGCGAACAACTCCAACAGCGCATTAGCAGAACCGGGTATCATGAATTGCTCATCGACTGCGACTATCTCTGTGTCCTCTGGTAGATACTCAAGGATGGCGAATCCGTCTGGTACTCGGTAAGCTTGCCACTCTGCACCTGAGTGCGTGACAACCATCTCGGTCGAGTAGCGATTATCTATCGACGGCTTGAACAGTGCGACCTTCTTCTTCTGGTAGACGTAACGCTCCAAGGCAGACAGAAGCTTGGTAGTCTTCCCCCCATACATTGGACCGATAAATATTTTTAATTCTGGATTATTAATCTTCCACCACCTTGGGCATAAAACCTGCTGGGCTAAGTATTTCTATTTCATGTGTATCTTCATTCGCTACGCAGCGCATCCCGTCGCATATTACCACCCAAAGCTTTGATGACTCCCAAGGATTCCCTTCCTTACGATAAACCCTTTCGTGTGGCTCCATCGTATGGAAGTGTTCCGCAACAAGAGCAGGCGGCGACCAGTCGTTGCGGGTATTGCTGCCCTTAAAACGGAATCGGATTATGTCACCTACCTTTAATTGCACGGGAAATCAACCCACCTTACCAACTCGTCATGCTTCTCAGGGGCGTTGCCTTGAATTACTTGCGGAAGCACAGCGTATCGGTCGTACAAGTTACCATTAAGCAACGGGTTGCTGTTGATACCTTCCGCGACATCTTGCTGTTTTTCCCGAAACTCTGCCAAGTCACCGCCATTTTGATAAATCTTCTCATCGAAGCCAACCAAAAGCACCTTAGCGTTTGGGTGCGCCTTCTTCTTATTGAGTGCAGAGTGTACACCGTTCTGGCGCACCCACACTTCGGAGCCTGCGAAGTACACAGCCCACTCTTGCCCGCCCTTGTCCTTACAAATCTCACCCGGCTTTGCAATTTGCATTCCCCACGGATTAATAATAGAGAAGGCACCCGCTGCATCTTCCTTGGAAGTATAGTTCGTATACTTCTTAACACCGGAGGGCAACTCGACCATCACCTTGTTTACGATAGCGGTCACCGTCTTATGATGTGGGGCGGGCTTGTTGTGCGCTGTAAGATTCTTTAGCAGAAGCTTCTTCACGCTTTCTTTTGTTACCACATCAAACTTGGAGCCTAGAACCAAATTCTTTTTGATGTCCTTTACCAACACTGCAACATAATCACCATGACTCGCTGGTGTGCAAGAGGCATAGATGTTATCGCACAACATTCCCCAAAGCCTCTGCGATGGCGAATTGTAGTTGGACATGATACACTTGACTGTCTCGTAGCCCAAGGCTTTCAACTCTCGGACACGGTTGTGCCCGTCATCCAAGGTGAACAAGTCGGGACCACCATGAACCGAGATGGGGCACCAATTACCATTGGTCACCTCTAACTCTTGTCTCAACTGAACGTCGGAAGTCTTTGTGGTAAGCCGCCCGTCGTTTCCTTCTTGGCGCTCGGTGTATTCAATCTGGTCAAGATTCAAGTAGAAGCAATTAGTTGCCTCCCACTTGGAGTCTTTTGCAATTGCGAACAGATAATCATCTTTGTTCATGGGTGTGCCCTTTCTGTGTGTGTGATTATGAACCTATTATGGCATACTTTTTATTGTTTGTCAAGAAATTTTTTCGCACGCTTTTTCTGCGACTGGACAATCACGCCCATCGGGTTGCCGCTCTCGCCGTCCAACCAAATCAGATGCTCATCCTTGTTGACTTCTTCGACCTCGGTCAAATGTCCAATGACCTCCTTGGCTTTCTTGAGCGCAGCGGTTTGACTTCGATGCTTGGACACAAGCTCGCCTTTAATGCAGTGACCATCATATTTATAAATTTTCCACATAAGAATTTACTCCTTTTTCCTTTTGTTTGTTTTGACTTCCTCGTTCAAATATCTATTACACTCTGGGCAAATTGCCGGAAGTCGAACAATTATACCCGTTTGACAATGCACGCAAACATACTTCTTTGCCTCTTTGTTATCAAAATCTTTCCACATATCCCGATGTATTGTCATTTAATCTCTCTCTGCTGATATAAGTAGTGCCGATGCGTCTCCGCATTCGTAAGTCGTATCAGGGGGTGCCGCTCTCGCATACTGATGAGCAGCCTCGCTCCAAAGTATTAGCCAATAGTCGTTTGCGCGGAGGGCGTGCGAAGATTCTGGGAACGACTCTGCCTTCCACTCAGAACACCACAAGTTAATGTACCCTTCGCTAAGATTTTCATAGCCAACAGAGTTACAGCCTGCTTCTATCCACTTCCGCATCAACCCATCAAAACAATAAGATGGGAAAGATGGGGCTTGAGAAACTTTGATTGTCCCAGCGCCAGTTTCATAAGTTTCCCAATGAAGCTTGTGCTGGGCACAACCAGTGGCTAAAGCAAGCGCCATTAAACTCTTAATCATCGTGGGTCAACTCGCTCAGAACTGCTGTACACTCGCCGCCTTCAGCAATTTGTTTAGTCAGATTGACAATCTTGCCCGCTTGAAGCGGGGTGGCAGCTACGCCCACAGCATGGGTGAGATAAACCCGCAGGTTTGCCCCTGCCACTCGTTCTTGAGCCTCAAAATGTGCCATCGCAGCATCAATCAGTGCTTCTTTCACAATCAATCACTCCTTATTTCCAAAATACTTGAACCATTAATATTAATACCGACAAGAAAATACATGTAAGAGTCTTGGCGGTGAATGGGGATTCGTGATGAAGCCACCATGTCAGCAGCGGGAATATAAAATATGATGCTGCGAAACCAACGAAGCGCCCTGCCCATAACTCTCCCGTTTCTTGATACATTAGTCGCGTGCCCAGCCAGAAGCACAAACCAATCGGTAGAGCATAAATGCTGACCGACAGCAGCGGCTTGTCTTTCCACCAATCCCAGATAAACTGAGAGTTTAGCTGGAACCAAGCACAAGCATGTCCCGCTGCAAAACAACTAACCGCTCCATAAACATTGTTAGAAATACCAAGCAAACTATACCTGTGTGTGCAATAAAAGTAGTGCAATTGAAATTGCTAAGAAAGACATAATGGAACCCCATGGAATCATTTAAAAGCTGCGGAACTCCTTGCCGCGCCGCTTTACCTCAAACATACGGTCAGCGAAGACCTTGGCAAAGCGAAGCCCTTCCCAGTCCTCCTTCTGTCGATAGGCATCCTTGCCCTCGTTCTCACAAAGAAGCGGGTCGTTAAGACCCTGCGCCTGAGCGACCTCGGCAGCGAACTGTCGAACCGCTTTGATAAACTCAATCTTGCCAAAGGATATTTTGTCATATCCTGACACGCGGCGGTTCGTATATTCCAGAGCAAGATGGTCTATCGTCTTGATAGTGTTCTCCATGCCCTTGGGGTCTTCAGTGTCAAAACAAATGACCATCTTCATAATTTTATCCTTGGTAAAAGAAAGGGTGCCCTCCCCCCGAAAGGGGAGGGCGTGTTGGTGGGTTCTACTTTACAGCAATGGTGCGACCCTCAGAAGCCTTCGCATGTGTCCGAGGCACCGTAATGGTAAGAATACCATTGTCGGACATAGCGGCAATTCCCTCAACATCAATACCTTCAGGAAGTGTCCATGACTTCGTGAATGATGTGGAGAAGACAGCGGAATTATAATCGTCGCCAGATGCTTCATACCCAACAATCAAAGTGTTGTCACCCACAGTAACATCAACCGCATCCTTCGGAACACCGGGAAGGGCGATGCTAATCCGATGTTCAACATCATCGGTGGCAACATATGATTGTGGACCAACACTTGTGCCACGCTGAGGTGACACATAGAATCCATCGTTAAAAATATCTCCAAACGCTCGGTCAAATTGATTAATCAAATTGGCTGAACCAGTGAATGTCGCTGGGGTATGGCGACGGTTAGTGTGACCCCAAGGTGTTAGAAAACTCATTTATATCTCCTTATGCTGAGTTCATGTTAAGTATTGTATCATAGAAATTTTAGCCTGTTAAGGCTTTATGTGAATAAACTTACGAAGTGTCCAATCTATCTCCCTTCCTATCAAAATCGGGTATATAAAATATAAGCACCCGTTTTGAATCGTCAAGTAATTTTTAAAACTTTGCTCCCTTAATGTGAGGGCATGTCTTACGAAATTTAAAACCCTTGCAGCTACAATATCTCACCCCATTCGGATAGAGTTTTACAATGTGGTCACCAGTGCTGCCGGTGACAGTGGCAGTGCGGATAGCCGCTCTGTTGCGAACCGCTGCATTGCCGCAAGGCACGCAGCCCTCGGTGATACCATGCTCCGTGGTCGTATAGCAGCGAGAGCAATAGCGATAATGCCAGCCCTCATCATTGTCAACCCATTGACCACCGCGTTTCCATTTAGCTAATTCCATAAACAAACTCCTATCTTTTTTTTCTTACACTATAATGTAACATGAAATGTGGAGCCTGTCAAGGACTTTCTTCATTTTTTTTTACTTTTGCAATCTTTATCAAACAATCTGCTGGCTCATGTGTCGTTGTGTTGTTCGGCGACCACAAGACCGAGACTCTATCAACCTTATCGCCCTCAGTCAAGCGTGAAGACAGCCCAGCCCCCTCATCATCCCAAGGTGCATAGATTGCCTCCGACCCTTGCGGACGATAATAACGATTGGTCACACTAGTGACCAGCCCTACTCGCTCGGTGTATTCAACATGAGTAGTATAGAGGACAGACTCTGGGTCAAGCGTCACTAAGTCACCCACATTAATCTTCGATTTCTTGATTGATGAGGACATTGCACTCTCTTACTTGCAGCTTCAGCCGCTCGTTCTCCTGTTTTGTATTAATATAATCTTGCCACAGCAGCGGGCAACCCCCTTGGGCGTCTTCGGCACAAATCTCTGCGAGCCTTTGATTGTCGTGGTTGAGCAGCCAGCCACTAACGACAAGGTATGCCATGAACCCAGATACAGTTACAAACGCTGTGATGCCCAGAGGCAGAACGATTAGCCATTTAATAAGTTTAGTCATTGTCATTTCTCACGATTAATTCTACACTGCTTGCGTCCGTATCTGTTTCAATCCAGCATCGCGCTCCGCAGCCAAGTGGCTTGTGAGGGCGATAGACCACACGCGCAACTTCAACCCCACCGCCATCACGGATGATGGCTTCATGTGCGTAGTTGTTTTCCTTATACGTCTTGACAGTAAGCACAGGCTCATCTGTGCCCTGCTTGGTGTTTCGCTTCAAGACATGTTGGTTGACGTGTATAATCTTTTTCATTTATAACTCGGCTTTCCCATGCCAAACATAATTCCACGGAAACATCACCATCTTCTTCAGCCGTGTCCAGCGATTTGACCTTGGTTTCATAAGAATCAGCGGGTTTCCTGCACCCGAGTTCTGAAGGTTGTTGCCAAGCTTTAGCACACACTTGCCCTCTTTATGTGCAAACGTGTCTTTAAGCTTCGCGATGAACCTTGAGGGCAGTGCCCTTACTTTATTAATAATCTCTTTCATTGTTGTATCCCCTTTATTTATCTTGTTGGTGTGCAATATAAAACATTGCAAACGCCATGAACAGCACCGCTGTTGATATAATTAGTCCTCCCATGGCAACTTCTCCACTTTATAAATTTTCTGAATTTCCCACTCTGGGTGAACCTCTTTAAGAACCTCTAGAACCCTGTCCATCGTGTAAGCCTTATAGTTGGCGGTGATGTACCGCTTGGTAACAGTGGGTGGCGTTTGGTCTGGTGCGCTGCCTCTAACGCAATATTCAACTACCCATGGGCCCGAGAAAATATCACTGCCCATCTTCAACCTCGGCTGGGTTGGCGGGTCGGTTAATCTTTGACAACAGCCTCAACTCGTCACCATAAAACCATCTGCTCATCATATAATCATCTTCCTCTGCGTTTAGCCACATTATTCGATAGGTCATAAGCGTGTTAGCCTCGTAATATCCAGTAAAATCGTTTTCCTTTGCATCCATAATAATCCCTATTGCTGGAGTTCTATTCTTTGCTCGTTCATAATATTCATCCCAGTATTCGTCAGGGGCGTAGTAAGGTGATAAAGCATATCCAAAACCATAGTGATTGTCAGCGAAGTACCAATGGTTAACTTTTTTTTCTGCAACCAAATCACCTATCGAAAACTTCACTGAAATTCCTCCCCATGCATCGAAAAGAAAATACTGGCAAGGGAGCGGTGGAATCATTCCTCGCAGCGGATTCCAAGCCAGCCACACCTGATATTTATCCTACTCGTTTGTGACCGTAAGTAGTCGATGGGCACCAACCATTCTCTTACCGAGAACACCTTGCTGGCATCATACCCCACCATTTTACCCTTATATTAGTTGTCCGCTCCCTTGCCAGTTATCAAGACACGTCAGTCATAACTAGTCAGCATCTGACTCCCCCTCGCCCTTTTCGGGCTTATTGTCCTTTAATTTTTCCATTACACTCTCTAGAGCATCGTGCAACGTAGAAAAGCCCGTGCCCTCCAGAGCCAGCGCCAGTGCGGGGTTTGGCTCCACATCTGGCATCGCAGGCTGCTCAGTCTTCTTTGTTTTCTTCGTCACTTTGTTGTGCCTCCATTTCAAATGCCATTTGTTGAGCCTTAGCGAAAGCCTCAAAGTTTGTTTGACGGGCGACGAACTCCCTATATTCATTCTGACTCAGATATTGGGCGTAAAAACCTCGGCGGCGTCCACCAAGATTGTCCATCAATCCAACCAGTTGCTTATTGTTAGTCACATCATCAGTCCTGTGAATGTCCCAGTGCCTGTCGATTTCATCCAGCCCTGCTCGCATAATGGTTTGCTGTCGCTGAATCTCCAAAAGAAGTTCTTCAACAACGTCAACGGCAAACTCCATTGGCTTCTCGTTTGACCACAGATGCTTCTTGAAACTCTCAAGCTGCTCATGGATTGTTTTCTTTTCTTGCTCACTCATTGACTGACCCTCACTTTATTAATTTTATGACCTCGCTTCGTCTTCTCCAAGCTTCCAAAGAAGCTGTATGCCTTCTTCTGTTCGATGGCTTCATACAGTGCCTTCTTTGGATACCTTGTGCCGTAATAGTTTTTACCGCCCGGTAGCCAGTCGGACTTCTCCAAGTGCGCGAGAGCGAGAAAGCAATTGTCCTTTGTGTCCTTGTCCCACGAAATCAGCAGGTAATCTGCTGGACGCTTAGAGAACGTCCCTCCAGTCCAAGCATCACCGCAAGTTACTTTAACCTCCAGCGGATATCCTGCGTCAACAAAAAACAAATCTGGGTCGTTGTCGCTGGTAGGATTAACGGCAGCTTCGCCGTACTCGCTGTAAACATCTGCGGCGACCTTCTCAAAGATTTTACTCAGCAACTCAGACTGGTTTTTACTCCCGAACATTTCATCAAACTCAAGACCCGCAGCCTCACACGACTCCTGAAGTGCGCGGAACTTCGCAAAGGAATCTTCAACAATCTGGTGAACCAGCGAGTGCTGTGTGATGCCCATAAAATAATTATAACTATTCTTCATTTGATGCCTCTCCGTTGTCCCAAATGTCAACGCCTTGTTGGTCGCTGCGCTCATGTACTCTCCAACTATCTTTTACAGCATCGCCCAAGAAATTCTTGAACCAAGTGCTGAACTTTTCCTCATCCCACTCGTTAAGACCGTGCGCCTCAACGAACCACTTTTCAAACTCTGGCTGAACCTCCACCGTCATGCCGAGTGGATTTCCATCCTCGGCTGGTGCAATCTTCAGCAACTCAAAAGGTACTCTTTTCTTTTCCATCAAAACGCTCCCATAAATTTTGCCCAATATTTGTCATCAGTGATAAGTTCTGCGGCAAGACCATAATGCTCGACGCTCTCAATAAAGTTTTCCGCGCCTGCTCTTGTAAGAAAGTTTTTAATTGAATATGACTTCTCGTCATACAACACCTTCACCATCGTCTTATGTACTTCACCGGGATGTCGGATGCCTGTCCCATGCTTCATGTGCCACTGGTCAAGCAACTCATCGCTTAGGCGTGCGGGTGCGCCTTGCGGTCGATAATACGCCTTTGAAGCCTGTGCCCAGCGTTCTTCTTCTTGTTTGTAGAAATGCTCGGCAAGGTCTTTCTTTTCTTCTTTCGTGAGGTTGAACTCTTTCCTCTTTGTCACCCCGACTCCTTCGTTGTAAGTGATGCATATCGCCCTGACTTCAACAGCCTTTGCATTGCCACACGCGCCACATTATAATCACTGTACACTGAATATAGAATAGGCTTGCCCTTGTGGATGCCCAGCGTGCCTTCAATCCAGACTTCATAGTTTTTGACTTTTTTAATTTCCATAACCATAATATAACATAAAACGAAAGCCCCGTCAAGGACTTTTTAAAAGAATATCTAAATTTAATTAGTTTGCAAATGAACGAACGACCACCAGCGAATCTTTAATCCTGTGCGGCAGTCCCGTAATCATAAAATAGTGGCGGTGGAGGTGGGAGTCATCGAAGTCACCGAAACCCGGTTCCTCAACCAGCTTATAAACCAGCCCAGTAATGCCAGTCAGTTGCCCCATGGGGTTCATCACTTCTACAAGGTCACCAACTCTCGCGTGACTTCCGTGATTATTTCTTTCCATGTATCTTACCCACAACAATAAAATTATCCAGAGCGAATGAGGAAGTTTTTGTCCACCGACCGCCATGCTCAACGGGCTTCAACCACTCAACACGAACGTATGCTATTCCTCGGTCGTTAACGCGGTGGTTTGTGCATAGCCCAACTGCGCCACCGAAGACTTCGTAAACGGGCGCAGTTGGGTGATATAACTCACGTTTCGCGCAATCAAATCGCAAGAGAGAACCAATCAACGCTGCTCCCACAGTTTCCAGCCTGCACGGGACAGCGCGTCACCAGTTTGACCTTTCTGCTTTTTATGAGAAGCGAACACCTCTGTGCCGTCTGGCATCCTCAAGAGATACTGTGACCCTCGGATGTGTTCAACAACAAGGGCACCCTGAAAGCCATCTTGACTCAGCAGTTTACCACAGATTGCTCGACGCTCCCTAGCGAACTGCGCTCGTTGCTCTGCTGTTAGCCGCTGCCGACCTTCAGCAGCCGAAATATGCCTGCGGTTTCTACGTTTTCTCTCAGCCATCATAAACTCCTTATGCCGCAGCAGCGACCAATTGAATGTCCCGCTCGGGATATCCGTAGTTGTAACGTGGTGGGTATTCTTCGCCCAGCCATTGAATCTTGACGCTGCTACTGGAAGCCTCCATCACAAGCCCAGTCTTCCCAGCATAGCCTTGTCGAATCGCCCGCTTGTTTTCCTTGCCTCGGACAAGGGCACCAACAGCAAACTTTGGTGCTGGTGGCTTAAAGGCATGAATGAACTGGGTGCAATTGGAGCGGAAAGAACCGGCAAAGTAATCCGTCATCATGTCAGAGTGGTCATTCTCACGACGAATGTGCCAGTTATGAGCGTAGGCTTCGTCCTTCGGCCCATAGTTACCATCGGCATCTTCACCGTAGGCTTGCTGCGTCAGGAAAGACCCAACGTAGTTTCCGTAAGTGAAGTAATACTTCGCATGATATTTGGTGTCGTTGTGACCTCCCCTTGTGACTTTGACGCCAAGGGCTTTCTCAATTTTTTTGATTGCTTTTGAAACTTCCATTTTTTACTCCTTGTAGGTTTCTCTCTCACCCTACATATACATTATGCCATAGATTCTAACGAATGTCAAGGCCAAAGCGGACAAATTATGTCCGACTTCAAACTTTTTTAAAGCAGCATGGCTGCATCGTCAGCATCGCCCTGCATATACAGGACACGCCACAACACCGCTGGTTCCTCACCAACTGGGCTATATTCTTTCCTGAGAATCATATCGTCGGCACGGTTGTTCCGTTCCCACTGTCCGAACTCATTTGCGTTCATGGGTCGCGGGCATTCAAGCACGACCTCAACCAATTCCAAGCCCATGGGCATTCTCCTTGCTTCATGTGAAAGGCAAAGCCCCCCTCACATTGTTAATATACCATTATAGGGGGTGGTTGTCAAGTAAATTATGGATTTTTTTTAATATTTTCTTTTTTAATTAGCACGAACGGCAGATGAACCTGCGGATTTACTCTCGCCTGATTCCAAAGCAGCGTTGCTGGTGGCACCAGTGGCGGTAGTGCAGCGCCAACGTCCTCGCCTTCTGGAACCGGCTCCCTTAGACGAATCATGAGAAGTTCAGTCGATACGATACTCTCCTGCTGGTTTAGAACCAAGTCGGGTGGGGCTGTCTGTGTTGTGTGTGTCGGCTTGTCACTTGCTGCTGCCGTAGTAGTAATCATCAGGCATAGCAGTGCGGTTGTGGTTTTCATGGCTATTGTTTTTCACTCCTAATTGCTTTATTAACAATTTCAATCTCAGAATCGTACATCCAAATCGGCTTCGACGAAAACGTGTGGTCATCTGCCGAGTGCCACAGAACAAGATAAACGGGCGTCTTTAATAACTGCTTTTCTTCTTCTGATAGGCTTTCTGGTTCAAAGTGTTCCTCGACTGAAGTCATGTAATCATTGAAATTCTCTAGGATAGCAACCGCTAACTCGTATGTATCATCTCTTTTATCAAGTACAATACCAATACCGACAAGCATATGCTCATCATCTTTAAGACGTATGAGGTCACCAATTCCTATTGACATACATAGTACGCTCCTTCTTCTTCTAACTTATAAATAGGAAGAATGAAACGATAATGTCCTCAAAAAACGATAACTGGTTATAAATGTTTAACTTTCATCAGGCTGAGGTGGAGTCCACATGGACTGGACTTCCTCGTCAGGACTGCGTGGAAACGTAGCAATCTCGACGCCACCGAACCCGCCATCTTTTAACTTCCGCACATTTGGAAGCGAATCGCCAGCAAATATCATTCTCTTTACAAACTGAAATGGGATGTTTGTACCCAACTTATCAACCATATCATGCACACCATGCCCAGACGTATAAGCAGAATCGGTCATACCGATACGGACACCAGTTTCACCGTTGGGGTTTAAGGTGTACTGACCCGAGCCTGCAAGCCCCTCGCCATCCAACTCCAAAACTACATCGCCATGCCTTTGTGCATCGTTCATGTCTAACGAGCAGGGCACGCCAGTGCTATCTTCTTCAAAGTCCACCTCGCTGGGAAGGTTTGTAATGCCGTTGTCCCTGAGACTATCAAGCTGGTCAGAACTAACCGCATGATACATCTGCTGTGGTGTATCTTGCATCGTAGCTGCTGATTGTGAATCTTGTTCTTTTAGGAAAGTCCTAAAGCTTTCCATAATCAATTTCATACCCATGTCTTGTTCCAACTCCTTGTGAACGTGCTAATAATAAATAGTACCAACAATCGTAAATGCTATATCATTGTTTTAGGATGGAATGTCGCCTTGCAGCGGACAGACTGCCCTCGATATTCCATATCCAAACTACCCGTGAACACCTTGTGCATGTGCCCCTTGTCTTCTTTATATTTTGCGAGTGCGACCACCTGACGATTCAAGTAATCCAGCCTTTTCTGATAAGTGTGTATCATGAGATACTGCAAGCCGATGACCAGCGTTAACATAATCCCGACGAATACATCGAAAAACACTATTCCCTCTCTTTCGTGGTATAAATCCCGATGAGGCAGCACCCGGCAGAGCCGAGAGCCAGCAGTGATAAGTCAGCCGATGGCAGGCTGAATCCTATGATGAACACAACCGCATTAACACCGACCGCCATCCACAACATTGAGCGCAGAAACTTATTCATAAATTAATTAGTCACTCATTCCACAAAGCCGCTTGGCTTCATCTGAAATTGTCACCACGTCCTCTTTCTGCCTCTGCTGCTTCTTCTCTTTCTTATCCCGCTGCTGGTGGTGCTGATTTGCTTCGGGGTTTGATTGGCTCGTCTTCGTAAGGGGCTTTATTTTCCTGCCCACCGTCGCCAAGTATCTCGTCTTTATTTCGTTCATGGTCTGTCACCCTTTCTGATTCTTTCTGCCAGTCTCGCTCGCTAATTTCACTCTCGACGCCCAACAAAGAAGTCAGTGCTTCCCAGTGAGCGTCATTGATTCCACTTGGCTTGCCACCGAGGGCAACAAGCGCATTGTGGTATTTATTATATTGTTTGGAGTCAGGACGCAAATCCTGTGAATTGTGATACATGTCCAGCAGCTTCACGGCTACCGCCTCAGAAGACAGCGACATCACATAGTCAGTATACTCCACTCCCTTATCATGCGTCAACTCTTTTACGATAGGAAGTGCTTCGGGGCACACACTTTTTATTAATTCTGCCATCTCTGCTGGGTCATGGTAATCTTCTAATGTATCATGAAGGAGTGCTGCATCGGATATTGCGTCAGAGTATCCGAATTCTTTTGCGTATTCAGATGCGGCTTTGGGGTGAGTTATATATGGTTCACCGCCCCTTCGGGTCTGCCCTTGGTGTGCGAAAGTTGCAAGCTGCTCCACTTCATCCTCGTCACATTCTTCGTCAATATACTTGCGCCATCGCTCCATCAACAGCTTCATCACATTTGCTCCGCTGTATCTTCTTCGCCTGCTTCCGGCAAATCATCAAGTTCTTCTTCATCCAATGCCGGTAAATCATAAGTGCGTGGCACCAGCGGGTCCACCTCTACTTTTTTTTTACAGCCGACTGTCATCCATGCGACAGCAGCCAAAAGCACTACACTAAATAAATAATCTCTTTTTCTCATACCTCAATCAACCTCCCTGCGGCTTTCAAAGCCTTCATAACATCTGCGCTGGGCTTGTAATACATCTTGGATAATGGCGTGTCTGCCCACTTCTCTTTGCCGACCTGAATCGCCTTGCTTTGGTCACAGTCATCCTCGGGCTTGTCTGGTGTCAAATGTGGGAATTGCTTTCTCTTTTTCGGCAAGCCATCCTTCGCCCACATTTGAGTATGGTCAATGTCCATCTGCTTTGTATCCACATCACCACGCTTCTCGTACTTTGCCCAGACCGCTTGTGCCTCGTCGGAAACAATTGCACGGTCAGCAGTCAAGCCACCGCCACGTTGCGATGCCCACTCAAGCGCGACCTCGTATAACAGCGGACCCCAGCCATCCGCAGCATTTGTAGCCATGATGATATGCCCATCGTAACACTCGCCGTCGCCCTGTGGCTCCGATTTATAAATTTCAACCTGACCGTAAATCTCATACTTCTCTGGGTTTATGTAATAATCGTCCTCATCTTGACCTTGGGCATCCAACTTGGCTGGTGTCATGTCACCGGGGAACGCCATATCCATAAACTGTGGATGCTCTGCTTCTGGGTCAGTAATAAAAACATATCTGAAAGCCTTGCCGAAGCCGTCGCTTGTAATCGCAACACCAATTTCAGGAAACCGAAGAAGTGCATCCAACTGCTTTTTGATGCGCGGGTCGATGCCCTCGTTGATAGCAACATACCTTCGCCAATGTTCCATCAGTTGTTTCATCGTGATTGGTCCTGAATCTGTGTATAAAGTTTTTTCCAAAACTTCTGAAGCTCTTTCGGCTGGTCACTTAGCGCGTCAACATAGTCAGCTACCACGCCTCCAACGTCTGGGTTCTTTCGACTAATTATATCAAGAGCTTCTTCAGCGGAATATTTATCTAATAATTCTTCAGCGGCTTCGTGGGCAAACGCATCGACCTCGATGTGTCGGCTCAAGTACCCACCGCGTGTTCCGCTCTTATCCATCTGTTTTGGGTCATCTAACAATTCTTCCCACGCATCTTCATCAGAGATACCCTTGCTTGCCGACTGCTTCTTCAACTGGTTATAGTGTACCAATTCATGATTGAGCGTCAGAGAGATTTTCTTTACCAACTCGTCTGAGTTTAAATCTTCCATGTTAAAATCTTCTGAGATGGGGCGCAACTCAATCCAAATAACATGCAGCCCGTCTTGCGGTCCACGATACTGTCCCTGCATCATCCAGTTGTTGGGGTATCCTCCAAACTGGTCTTCGGGCGCAAGTTCGTAGCCTTCTTCGGCGGTCACTGTAATGACAAAGTTTAAATCTGTGCCGAGTTCCTCAGCCTTGGCATTAAGTGCAGACATAAGGGCTTCACTGGCAGGGGAACCCAAGTTGGTTGTACCACCAACTTCGTCTACATCGTCTTCAGTATGCGGCTGAGTCCAAAAGTTTGAGTCAGCGATAGCCTGCCTAAAACCTGTCTTTTGGTCTTCAGGTACAGCCGTAGCTTCAACTATATACTTCCTCCAACTTTCCATTATCAGCCGCATACTTCAGTATCTCCTTACAGCAGGCAGCTTCCAATAGCCAAGCCAGCAGCGAATGCGCTGCCAATCAACAAGTAATCTGTTCGGGCACCCTGCCCCTTCGCTAGTTTTAGCAACAGCGTTGCTGTATCCTTAATGTCTTTACATAAATCTTTCATGGTTATTTACCTCCTTCGTCCCTTTCCATGTCAAGGGTTTTCTTAGACTTTTTCTCATCTGGCAAGTGGTTCGCTGATTCCATTATATTAAATAGTTTGGGAAGATTCTTTTATTTATTTGTTCCCGCAGGTTTGGCGATGTTCATAACAAATCCTGTCTTACCAACAAGTATAGTGTGGTCGTTGTTCTCATCTTTACCGAAGGCTCCTACTTCATAATCTTCGCCCGTTGTCCTGATTTCGTAGGTCTTTCTCTCGGCAGAGCCGTCAATAACCACTAACTTGGTTTGTGAGCCCTTGGCTGTCCCTCTGTCAGTTAGTGCCCCGATGACACGATAAACAGGCTTGCGGCTGCCGATAGTAAAAGTGTCGCCTCTATCTAAGCCAACCAAATCGTCATAGTGAGAAGAGCGTCCTTCTGATTCCCCACGCTCTTCATCAGAAAACCCGAAAGCATCCCAGTCAAAGTCGTCTGCTTCTTTCATAAACTTCCGCCAATTCTCCATTAAAAGTTTCACTTGTTATCTCCCCTACAAGCAAGACCCCAAGGCTACGCCTGCGGCAAAGCACGCACCGACGACCATGTAATCCTGCATGTGTGCTTTGCACATCACCAACTGCTTCACGGTCAGGCAAGCACTAAGCGTGGACTCCTTGACCTCGCTCAAAATATTTTTAATTTTACTAATCATTTGATTTATCTCCTTTATCCCTTTCCATGTCAAGAGTCTTCTTAGACTTTTTCTCATCTGGAAGGTGCTTCTCGATTCTGAATTTTAAAATTGGTTTGCCATTAACGGTTGGCTGTCCAAGTTCATCGGTGCCAATCTCTTTGACTTCCATGCGCTTGTTTTTATATTTACCGCCAAGAATAACGTCTCCGACTTCAATGTCAAGAGAGATGGCTTCGTTCACTGGTTCAGGTTCCTCGCCCAAGCCAAGCTGCTGGATGGCTAAGTCAACGATACTATGTACCTGCTTCTGAATCCTTGTTCTGTCCGTAGGCTCGCCAGCGTTCATGCCCATCGTCTGCATCTGCCCCATCACAAAATCAATAACAGCATCTTGGAACTGTTGCTCGTTGGGGTTGCCGCGCTCGTTGAGATGCTTTCGCCAATTTTCCATTAGCTGTTTCACTATGCAATCCTCTTATCGACAACCTTAATTGCAGCAGGCTGAACAACACCATGATACTCAACTGTGTCGCCCTCATTGTCTGCCACGTTGCTGTCCAACTTGAATAACTCTGGGTTCAATTGTGTGGTGTCTATTTCCATGATGACAATCTCTAGTCCATCTTCACCCTCAAACTTATCCCACGCATCGTCAGATGTTTCGGCATAAGAAAATGCCACTTCGGGGTCAAGCGCAAGATAGACAACACCACGAGCAGAGTCTTCCCAATATGTTTCTCTGTCGCCACCAAGACCATCTTTCTGAATAGATGGGATTAGCGGTCCATAGCTTGCGTGATAAAGGACGGGAGGAACTTCATAGTTCTCTTTGAGGTATCGTCGCCAATTTTCCATTAACTGTTTCATTTCTTTCTATTCTCCCGCAGTTTACGCACGACAGCTTTCCTGATACGCTCTCTCAAATCTTGGTCTGATTGGTGACGCCACTCGTAATGCTCATCAGCCTCGGCATCGTATGGCTGGGGTTCTTCTTGGTCGGACATCATGTCACCGATGACACCCTCAATATCTTCTAAGCCAACTCCGTACTGCTGCATAATTTCCGACAAGGCATCTTGGATTTGAATGTGAAGGTCACCCATGCGACTTTCATGAATCTTATTTCTTTTCTTGCTTTCGCTGTAATACGACTCAAAATCATACTCGCCATCATCTTCATACTCGTCTTCGGCTTCAGGCATTTGCTCAAGCTCCATGTTATTCATCTTACCCCAAGCTTGGAGAATCTTTTGATTGTCTGCACCATAGTAATCTTCAAAGACGCTGCTGTCCCACTTCTGCATTCCACCTTGATTTTTGTTTGGGTCTGCGTTGACAGCCATCATTCTATCAATTTGTTCTTCGGGTGCCCAGCCTCCGACCCCAGCATCAGCCAAGTCGAGAACCATCATTCCTAGAGTCTGCTCTGTCTCTTCGCCATTCTCATCGAAGAATTCATACACATCCCCATAGCCAGTGTTGGATACAGAATACTGAAGCTTGCCTTCGGTGAGCCTCCATCTGTCCCAGCCCTCATTCAGCTTTTTAAAATCTTTAAGTTTCATTTTGTAGTTTCTCCTTCCTATAAAGCGTCGGGCCCAAGCCCTAATATAACACCAGCGACAGCCAAAGCTTCGTCAGCAATTTTAAAAATCTCTCTGGGTCGCTTCGTTTCGCCAAAGCCTGTTTCCAGATAATGATGAATTTCATTTTCAAGGGCTGCACCACTGTGGGCACCAGCATCAGGAATTGTCTCTAGAGCCGCCTGTGCCGCTTCAACCGCTTCTTCTGAATATTGAGCGAGCAGGTCGGAGTCCGCACCAGCTTCACCTTCCGGCGCAACCCTTTGTGAATCTGCGAACTTCTTGTCTGCGAGGGTTTCATATTCATCGCTATACCAATCACCCTCCGAACCCCCGTCAGTGGAGCCTCCAGACTCCATCATTGGCGGTGCGCCAACGGGGTCAACCGGGTCAACTGCGGTGCCAAGCAAGCCCTTGCTAAGAAGCAAGTCAACAACTCCCTGAGCCATGGCGGGGTCAAGCCCGATAGCGCCCAACTCGGCAGCTAATGCCATCGGGTCTGCATCGTCGGACGGGATTGGCACTGCACTGGGCATGGGTGGTTCCGGTGGCATCTCGCCACACTCTTTAACGGGGTTTTGTACACTTTCTTTTAAAAATGTCTTCCACTTTCCTCTGTTATAAAATTTACTCATTTGTTTCTTCCTCTGCCTCATCATCATTCTGTCCAAATGTCTGCTGCTCGCCATCTTGATATGTGATGATGGTCTTGTTCGCAGGATGTGGACCGATGTGGACTCTAATAAAATCGTTCATGCTATCGAAAATAGCAATGCCGCCTCTGGGCGGCGGGTAAAGCCAGTGTACAATACACTGCCCTGTTGCAAGCACAACGCCCTCTATGACAACACCAGTGCCTGACACACCAGTTTCGTCCGCACGGCGGGCTACCGTGAATGTTTTGATACCGCGTGCTGCCAGCTTGGGTGGAGCGGACGGCAACAGTTCATTGTCTGAAATCTCAAGCCCCAATATGGACTCGCCATTATTATCCTCACTCATTGAATCACCCCCTAATATTTGCAAGTGTCTTCCATCTGCTCAAGATGCCCTCGTTAAGCTTTTCTTCAAGCCCTTCTTCTTCGCCGCCCTCGGCAGGTTCCTCTGCCTGAGCCTTCTCTGCTGGTGGTGCTTCTTCTGGTTGTGCCGCTCCTTCTTCTTCTGCTGCTGCCGATTCTTCTTCTGCCGACTCAGCTTCTTCTGCCGCTTCATCTTCAGCTTCAGCCGCTTGGTCTTCGGCTTCTGCCTCGGCTTCTGCCTCGGCTTGTGCAGCTTCGTCTTCAGCCGCTTTCGCTGCTTCTTCTTCCTTCTGCTTTTGAATTTCAAAGTGTGTGTTCAGGCTAGTAAAGAATTCTTCCAACTGGGGGAGGAATTCAACAGCAGCCTCCATCCGCTTCAAGTTGTCAGGACTCAAGTAGTCCTGCAATGTGGTCAACTGCCCAACAGCATCTTCCAGCGCAGCCTGTACCTGCTCTGGGTCCATGTCGGCTCCTTCGTTGAGAACGCGCCTTCGCTTCCCAAGAGAGCGATAGGACTCCTTTAGTGATTTCAAATAATAATAAGTAACACTCGACTTAGTTGGCTTAACGCCATTCTTTTTTAAAGCCTCTGTTACCACGTCAACGATATCTTTTGCCATTGGTAAAAACCTCCATGATTCCTGTGGTCACCTTATAAATAGTTGCTCCACGAACAAAAGTGCGGTTTTCCGAGTAGTACCGAAAAACCTGTGAATTTTATAAAATATAGTGAGATGAAACACTGTCCGTCCTAATTATAAAAGCGAAAAAACTCAACGACCTCGCAAGGCTGGATACGGTAATCCAACCTTTTCGGGGCTATGATGTTCAAACAACTTTTTATAAAACTTAGTTTCTTTCTTGGACTTTCCAAGAATATAAACATACTTGTGCTTGGATGGGGATGGTCTTTGCTGGCACCGCGCCTTGTGAGATGTGCGCTCTTGTTTCAGCCGCTGAGTAACTTGTTCGGGGATTGCTGACCAGTCAACCTTTCTATAGTTCTTCTTTGAGCCGACCATCTTGTACCACTCAGGTTGCCACTCAATGCCCAGCTTCTTGGCATACCTGACAATCTGGCTCCTGTCGCTAAACCCAGACGAACCAAACCAGCCGCGCTTGGGATTAGCAGGGTCTAAAAATTGTTTGCCGGTGCCAAACTTCTGCCCCAAATAAATAAAGTTGCACGCCTGATAAATTGTTCCCAACTCTTTAGCTTCTGGGTCACTGTAAGCAGTGAAGAATCTGAATTCTGTATTCGCCACCATCCAGCGCACGGCACTCATGATTAGCCACGAACCCATGTTCTTTGGCGACCACGATATACTAGCGCCACGGGAGATTAGCTTTTCTTTCCCCTTGTTCTCGCGCCCCAGCAGGTTTGAAAAAGTGTTCGGCGTAGCCATGACAACAACGCCTGCGAGGATTCCGCTGCCCCTTAACCGTGCCGTGAATCTTTGCGTTGCCCAGATGGGCATCTTACCAAGCCATTCGTGTCGCTCAATAAAATCTTTAATCTCTTGGCACACCTCTTTGTTTTCTTTTGGAACAAAGGCGAATTCAAAATCCGATATAGACAGCTTTTGTGCTTCTTCTTCACTCAGCCCAGACTCTTTAAGGTCTAAAGAAAGATTTTGCTGGCGTATTTCATACTGCCAGCAGTGGTTTTCAGCGTAGTTCTCAAACCTCTCATATACATTCATTCAGTGAATCTCAAAAGAAATATTGTGCCTCACCTCAACGCTCTTTTTGAGCGCCCTCATAGTCTCCATCAAGCCGACGAAGCCCATATACTCATCGCCTGATACGCAGATGCCACCGCCTTCGACCCTCTCTCGGTACTGTGGTGGTGGCTCTTGCTTCATCAGGTGTTCAAGCATACCAATGCACGCACGGGAGCCAGAGTATAATTCTGCTATCTCTGGTATTGCAGTGGATTCCCAATGTTCGACATCAGACTCGCCAGCAAAATACTTTAGCAAATGCGAAGAAATGTCCTGAATCTCTTTTAATTCTATCATGGCTATCATCGCTTGATAGCCGGGGAGCAGATAATAAGATGCGTTACTCACTTCATTCACCGTTTGCACCTATAAATCTACACAAATTATCATAGCCTCCAACAAAAGTTTCCTTAATGTCATCCCCGTGGACAGTCACATGCGTGACCATGGGAACCGTCTGCCAATTATTGCGCTCTTTCGCCTCTTGGAGTTCTTGTGTGCCTCGCTCATAGTACATCATATGCACATCCGCGCCGCTTTCCTTCAGCAAGGCGTGAGCCTTGACGCACCACGGGCATCGCTCCCACGCTACGATGCGATAATATTCTGATAACTCAGCCACGAATTACCTCCCTACCATCTACACCCAGCGTGCGCTGTGTTTGCTCAAGACTACCAACAACAGTCAGGTCAATGCCGCTCTGCCCTCTGTCAAGGTAGATACGAGTAAACCTTTGACGGCTGTCAATATCTTCAGGCAATCGACCCTCGGTCAACCGCTGATTCATGTTGATATCTTCCCTCAAACACACAACGTGGTTGGGATTGACCGTCACCTCTCGCAAACTATAAGAATTGCCCTTTGTGTTCTCTGCCTTTTGCGAATAATTCCGCTTAACCTCAATAACTTCAACCAATTTCACTAACATTTGTATGCTCCTTTTGTACTTCATACACATTGTTTGAATTTACATACCACGATGCGCCTTCATAAATGATTTTATATCTCTTGTGACCCTTGCTTCCAACGCCCACCACTAAACAATTGACGGGCTTGGTGGTCACGACATAATCTTTAACATAAGTATCATAGTCGCTGGGGTCAGCACTCTCTTTAATCAATCTTACATTCGCTGGCACATAGACCAGCGTTCCCTTTTCAACCTTCATCGTCAGCCCCTTCTGACCCAATGTCAAGGTCTGGGTCGAAGCCGAGATTCATCGTTCTGCGTAAAGCATCTGTTTCCCGCTTGTGGGCGGTTAGGCTCGCTCGTACCATGTTCATAGTTTCTTCCGATGCTGCGGCTGGCTTGCCCACATCCACATGAACGACCTCTGTTTCAGAGATAACCGGCTCTGGCTCTGGTTCCGCTGTGGTGGCATTAGCCACCTCTTGCTGGACGATAGCTGCCTGCTGGACAGCCCAAGCTTTTAGAAGCCCGCTTACATCCGATAAACGCTCATCAACCTCATACAGCAACTTGCGAACTTCATCAATCTCCACTGCGATATGGTCAGTCCTATCATCAAAGTCAAGCGCAGACGTTCGCAGCATTGCCACCCTAAGACGGTCAGTCACCGTAGACTCAATTAGCTTTTCTAATTCATCTGGCAAGTCATTAAGTTCAACCGAATACTGAATATTTACCCTCATTAATCCTCCATATATACAAGTATACACCCGAAAGTGTACACTTGTTAAGTAAAATAATTATTTTTTAGAAGCGACCCCGCTTGAGGTGTCGCTCTTCACAGAAAATGGGAGTTGGCTCGCCAACGGGGAGAACCATGTAGACCTTGGTGCCACGCGCAGCGTTGGTAACTGGCTTTGCATCGGTCTTCATGATAAAGCCCATCTTGCCCTTGATACCATAGGGAGCGTTAGCCCGAGCCTCCACCTTTGCCCCAACTGGAAACGTAGGAGCCGCGAAGTGAGCAGCAAGCACCTTGATAGTATACTTGTTCTCAGTCAACGCACGGTACTGCCGCTCGGTGGGAACGAAGTCAGCGTTGTTAAGAACCTGCCGAGACAGGTCGCCGTAATAAGGCGGGTTGGCAAGGTAATAGCGAGCGGCAACTTGCATACGCTCAGACATTTCGTCAGTCCAGCAGCCAGCCCACGAAGCCTTTTTATCAATCGCGTCTTGACTGTAGCGTTCTTCAATCTTGCCCAAAATCTCAAGCTGGCGGCTGCTCAACTGTCCACGCTCACGATTCTGCTGAAGGACGGAACCCAAGAAGTTGTGGTCCCATGTATCCTCTTGGGTGCGAGCCATCACGTCCACAATACGCGCCGTTACGCCCGTGTCACTGTTGTCAGGAGCGTCTTCAGCATAGCGAGCCTCAAGACGGTCAACCCAAGTCCTGCGACCAGAGGTGAGGCGTCCTGTGCGCTCATAATAAGCCAGCAGAGATTTAGCGAAGTCGAGGTCGCGTCCCGCAAATTGAATGCGGGGATTAGCAACCAAGGCATTAAGGCGTTCACGAAGATTCTTTTTCATTAGTAACAACTCCCTCTCACATTATAAATATAGCATAGGCAGGTATATTTGTCAAGCACTTTCTCATTAATTCCGGTCAATTTCTGTCCCATCTATCGACAGCCATACGGAGTGAGCGCCACAATCTCTTGGTCGAAGATGCTTCCACGCACATAGTTCAGTGCGGGAGCCTTCCAAGTCGCAGCCTTGAGGATTGCACCATCGGCAGCACGAACGAAACACCACACGCTGGTCTGATTGTCGCGCTTGGCAATCTTAATATATTTTCGACCACCAGCCACGAAAACTTCTGGCGGGGTCAGGTTTGCAAACCTACCTGTATAATGCTCGTTCATCATTGTTTGAAGTTTTGCCACAAAGTTTGGCAGTTCTTCTTGCACCATGGCAGGGCAGCGGGTTGAATCCAGTTCCAGTCTTGGGTCGGCAATAGTCATAACTCTCTCTCCTTTATTACATTAGTAATATAACATAAGGAACGGGGAGTGTCAAGCAAAATCTCATAATTTATTAAAAAAAATTTTAAACACCGGGCACAATAACAGACATGAAAGCTTTTACCATAAGCGCCAAGACGCCCGCGCCGATTGCCCATGTAACCTTGTTGTATAGCTGGACTTGCATCTCTAATTTCAGCAGTCGCTCGTCCTGCTGCCGGTTGCCATCCAGTGTCGCATCCGCTCGGCTTCTCCAATCAGACAACTCTTTAACCCGTGCGATTGTGCCTGACACTGGGTCGTTCAAAGCTATCTCCATTGCGCCAAGGCGAGCGTCAATCCTCTCAATCATGCCCATCAGGTCAGCCCAGCCACCATTTTGTGATGGATGGTGCTTAACCGTTTCCAACTGAGCCTCAATGTTGGTAAGCTGTGCTGCGATGGCTGCTAACTGTTGATTTTCTTCTGACATTTCTTTCCCTCCAAGAAATGAAATTCCCCCCGACGTGAAAATTACATTCTGGAGTAAATAGTTGTAAAGAACCTATTTTGTCTCGACAATTCCATGACTTGTGGTGATTAGTGTGCCCGCTGCGGACACAGCGTTTGTAAGAGCAGATTTAGTTACCTTCACTGGGTCGATGATACCTTCGTCCATCATTGCCACATCATCTTCGCCCGTAAAGAAATTATATCCGCACCCAAAATTCAGAGAATTAATATTATTAATCATGATATCTGGAGACAATCCAGCGTTCAAAGCCATCTGCCTAACGGGTTCGGTGCAGGCATCAAAAACAATCTGGACGCCCACTTGCTCTGCGCTTGTCATCGCAGTGAAGTCCTCTTGACTAACTACCTCGACAGCGTTCAACAGAGCGACACCGCCGCCTGCAATGACACCCTGTTCTTGAGCAGACTTCACAGCCTTGAGCGCATCGTCAGCACGATGCAGTGCCTCCATCATTTCAATCTCTGTGCTTCCACCGACCTTGATAATGCCGATGCCACTAGCAAGTCGGTTGATTCTCCGCTGGATGGAGTCGCACTCCTTCATGTTCTCGGTCTGAAGTATTTCTTCCTTGAGATTATTAATTCTTTCCTCGATTACATCGGGGTCGCCTCGACCGCCGACAAACGTAGACCAGTTCTTCTTAGCCTCGACAGTGTGAGCCTGCCCCAAGTCAGTCAACTTGGTATTCTTTAGAGTTGTGCCGTGGGCTGGACCTATCAGAGTCCCGCCAACGGACATGGCGAGGTCGCTCAAGCAAGCGCGGCGTTCTTCACCGTAGCCCGGTGCCTTCACAGCAGCGACCTTCATGGAGCCTCGCGTGACATTGGTAATCAACGCCGCAAGTGCTTGGTCCTTTACATCTTCAGCCACCACAGTCAAGGCTCTACCCTCTCTGGCAACGAGTTGCAACACGGGAAACAATTCCTCCACCGAAGAAATAACCCCGTCGTATACAAGGACAAGTGCGTTCTCATGACGCACTGTCCACCTACGCCTGTCGGTAACGAAAGTCTTGGACAGGTATCCAGAATCAAACTGGAAGCCCTCAATCAATTCAAGCGTGGTGTTCTGTGAATTAGCTGGTTCAATCTGAATTGCGCCATGCTTTCCCACTTGGTCGATAGCTTGAGCAATCAAACCGCCCAACTTCTTATCGCCATTGGCAGAGATAACTGCGATGTTCTCGACCTGTTCAAAAGATGTGAGAGGCTTTGCCACTTTGGTCAAGGACTCTAGTAGCTGCGTCATGGCAAAATCCATCCCGCGTTTAATCTCAGTAGGAGACACCCCAGCAATCAAGTGCTTGGTCGCACCCTCAACAATGCCTCTCGCAATCATCGTAGACGTGGTAGTGCCATCGCCTGCTTCTTCTGCTGTCACCTGAGATGCTTGCTTGACCACTTGGATGCCCAGATTCTCAAACGGGTCTTCAGCGTCCACGAATGAAGCAACGGTCACGCCGTCCTTCGTAATGACAGGGCGTTCGCCTGCCTTTTGCAGAATCACATTTCGACCCTTTGGTCCAAGGGTCGCCCCCACGTTATCTGCCAACAGGTTAACACCTGTTGCAATCTTTTTAATCAACGATAGATTAGAATCATATACCTTACTCAATTTATCCTCCGAGTGATGTAGATTTATTGTTTATAATATAACACTATTTTTGTGCTTTGTAAAGTTTATTTTTTATTAATATTGCACTTCAAACGAAGTGACCTCAAGACCAACCGCTTCCAGCAGATAAGAGAAGCCTTTCTGGAAAAGGTTTTTAATATATTTTGCAGCCCTTGCAATAAATCCTGCAATTTTTTTCCACACCTTGCTGGCAATATCTTTTGCCTTTGAAGCAGCGCCCTTGATGGCGTCCCAAATGGCACCTTCTTGTAACAATTGGGTTTCCATAAAATGAGAATAAATATCTTCGGTATGAAGTTCAATCTCTCTCATATCTTCGTCTGAAAAAGAGAAACCTACATCCAAAAGCCCCAGCGATTCTTTGATTCTATTGCCGTCTTTGTCTACTTCATACTTATCCATCTCTGCGCGGGTTCCGCTCCCTCGGGCAGTCGCCTTGCCTCGTTCGCGCACTTCCAGTTTGGCGCGGGCTGCGACTTTGCTAAACCATTCTTCGTCCCACTTCCCATTTGCATAAAAGACAGTAAAGTCAGCCTTGCTTGGGTCTTTCGCACTCCACTTGAACATTGAATACGCCTTGGGTTCGTCTTCATTGAACTTACCAAACCCAGTAATCCCCTCTTTACACACCGCAGCCTTGAAGCTGGGGTCAAACAAAACATCTTTCACTGATTCTCTCAAATTCATGAAACTTTCTGCTCCCGTATCCTCAAGTGCGATTGTTAATTGTTGCTTTTCTTCTGGCGTCAAATCATCAAGGTCATCAATGTTTATAGCCTTTGTTATTAATTTTCCGAACAACGTGTCTGATTCCCCCGTTGCCGTAGCCAACTGTTGTTTAGACTGATACCATGAAGCTGCACCTTTAGTAAGTTCACCGCTTTCAGCATCCTTGGCATGTGCTTTCTTTTCAGAACCAATTGCCCTTTGCAAACTGTTGACGAATTCATCAATCTCGCTAGACAAATCTGCCTTTTGTTGAGTAGCCAATTGATTCATCACAACGTCCATGACTGCCGCCATTTCTGGACCTTGAGCAGACATAAACTGTGCAGCCTCCTTCTTCTTTACGCTGCAACCAACACCGCCCACAATCATATCAGCTTTCGCTTCGGTACTCTTTGCCCCATGAGCAACATAGGGTTCGGTAAGAGTGGCTGCAATCTCACCACCAGATGCACGCTTAGAATCACTGGGGTCTAAGCCATACTCTTTAATCTTTGGCATAGCCGATTTAGCTGCGCTGATACCAGCCTTTAGTGCAACTTCCGAACAAACGATGCCCTTGTCTTGGGCGCGTGCCTGTTCCAGATATGATTTTGCAGCATCTTCGCCACTAGAAAGATAAAGAAGACCGTATACGAGATTGCCTTCAAACGCTGTTGAGTCCATTACCTCGCAAGCATCGGAGCCTTCAGCAGAAGCGCCGCCGCCGCCTTGCACAAGGTCAAAAATCTGATTTCCTATTCTCATTCTTTTATACTCATCGCCCATGCCACCAGCAGAAATTTGCTCGGCATCTTTTCCCGCCTTTGCAACAAGGTCTGCAATTTTTGTTCGCTGTGCTTTTGTTCCCAAGTTTGTAAGGCGAACTCTTGGACTTTTACCTCCAACCATTTTTTCTATCGCAACATTTTCATACCCATTCTTCCGCAAGAAATCAAGAAACCATTTAACTGTTTCCGGCTCGGTCGCTGCTGAGTAGTCAGGGTCTTCATTCTTATCTTCCTGTTCTTCTTCCTCGCCCAGCATTTCCAGAATCAATTTATCAATAGCGTCTTGACCCCACTTGTCAGGGCGATTCTTTTTATAATAATTCTCAACGAGCAGGTTCCAGTCGGGCATTTTATAATTCCTCTTTTACTTCTTTAATTAGTATGTCAAGCTGCAAACCAGCACAATCAATTTTGTTCTTTGTAATATTATAGTGATTATGGAAGCCCTCAAATCTGCCACCCGTAACGTCCGAGTGTACTGTTGTGCAGAGACTGCCGTCGCGGTTCTTTGGATACTCCAAGGGAATACCAAGCCCGAGATGCAGCGCCTTCCACAGCTTCTTTAGGGCTTCAATCTGCACAGGATAGAAATCTAGATGCTCGTCCAAGCCTCGCCCGTGGACAATTGCCTCACCCTTCGGAACGACTGGTCTTGATTCGCCCAAATTCTTTTCGTACCACCCTTGGTACTTCGTGTAATAGGCGTTAGAAATTTCCACACCGATGCCCTGCTTGTTGCCATACCAATGACCAGCGTGCCACGCACCATGTTGAGTGTCGAGCATCTGGTAAATGGTGCCATCGTTGTCAATACAAAAGTGAACCGAAATGCCGCGCTTATTTAAAACTTTGGCACAAGTCTCTGCACTCAGGCAAACGTCCCAATGATTAGTAAAGTTGTTTGGCTTGCGGTCTTCCTTGCCAGCATTATTATAATAGTTTCCAGCATCTGCCTTCAAACCATCTGGTTCATCCCACAAAACAACCTTATCCCATTCAATAGGAATAAACTTGCTGTTGTGAACAATAAACTTATTCCCACAGGACTGGCTTGTGCTTTTATATCCAAAAGGGCTGGGCACATAGTCGTGGATGTCTGCTTGCCGCTCAGTCCAGACTCTCCTATATGTGCTAGGACCACACATGCCATCGGCAGTAATCTTGTTTCGTCGCTGCCACTTTTTAATGGCTTCAACCAAGTCTTCGTCGTGATGCTCGCACCCGAACCATGATGGCTCCCAGTCAAGCTTGGTCGCGGATGCTTGGTTATAAAAAACCTTGTCAACAGCCATTTTAAAATACCTCGTCTGCGATTCCGTATTCTACTGCTTGCTGTGCTGTTAAATAGATATTAACTTTTCTACCCAGCATCTTCTTGACCATTGCCTTTGTCATGTCGGACTCGGAAACCAGCGTTTCAATATATCTTTCCTGCATCCATCGAATCTCATCCATCTCGTTTTCAAGATTGTGCATAGCACCGTGGGTTCCACCAACGACTGAGTGAATCATCACACGACAATTCTTTCCAATCCTTCGTTTGCCCTTCGTGCCTGCCGCAAGAATAAGGACGCCAGCCGACATCACCTTGCCAACGCCGGTTGTTGCAATGTCCATATCATCTCTGATGTGTCTCATCATGTCGTAGATACCGAACATGTCGCTTGCGCTACCACCGTGTGTTGAGCAGATAATTTCTATTGGCTCATAGGATGTTACGATATCAGACGAGGGGTCTTCGGGTACACTAAATTCTTCCCGCTTGCCAGTCTCCTTCAGCGAAAGCATACCATAGATTAACTCGCTCGCCTTTTCCTCATCTACGTCGCCAATCATTCCAAGGACACGAATCTTTCCATCCGAACGCCCAGCCCCTCCACCTAACATATCAAAGAGCGGTGGCAACATAATGATTGACTTCTTTGATTCTTCTTTTTCTTCTTCAGCCTCGACTCCTTCGGATTCCGACTCTGCTTCCGCAGATTCTGCAACCTTCTCAACTTCTTCAACTTCTTCAGTTTTCTTTTTTCTTGGCATTTTAATTAATTCCTCTGGGTTGTTTTGTCAAGCCCTCAAATTCCCAGTTTAAATCAGCCTCATCGTTCAAATACTCATCTATATATGAAAGGTATAGCTTCATCTCACCGATACTCATCTCTCCGCTTGCAAGCTTGGCATAAATTTTATTCATTATGCCACTGACTTTAAATAGCTTCTCACAATATAAAATGTTGTCTTCTTCTTTAAGGCAGCGGGGGTCTTTGGTAAGAGCAGAAACAAATTCTCTTATCGCTTCTAACCGAAAATCCGACATATATTTTATGATGAACTGTTTTTCATCATCTCCCAGATAGCCCTTTCGATTTTAGCCGCAAGCTTCTGTTCGTTAACTGGTGCATCTGGAGCCAAGTCGCGAATCGACGGGTCTTTGCCGTCCTTGCCATCGACACCAAATTTCTCACCCGGCTGCTTGCGACCACGCTGAGAGCCTGCAAGCGGAACCTCGACGCCGCCCATGTCTGCAATGAGTTTCGTCGCCTGCACAACGGCTGGGTCATCGGTGGCAACGCCAGCTTTAGCAGCGGAGCCAAAATCAAGCATGTTCTGCCCAAGCTTGCCGCCGGAAACTTTAACCAACGCCTTCATCCCAGATAAAATAGTCTGACCTGTGGGGTTTTTTGGCTCTGCGGTTGCCCAGTTTTCAAGGTCGTTTCGTGCCGATGCCAATAAGCTGGCTGCATATTCGGCTGTGAACGGCTTACCGTCCACCGTCTTCATTGCGTTGACATGCTCATCGGTAATACCGGGAAGCAAGCTGTTGTCACGAAGGTCATATAAGTTTGCATAAATATCCCCACCAAGCATAGTAGCATATGGCTGGTCTGCTAGCGCCTTAAAGTATCCACGCTCTTGGACAACCTGCTTCTGATAGTCTGCGGAGATTGTCTTCGTTGGCTCGCCAACGGTTCGCTTTCGGTTGTCATCGCGGCTAACGGAAACATCGACAGGCACATTAACCTGAAAGACTGCAACATCATAGCCGATTTTCATAAGATTCTTCATGCGCTTCACAATCTTTCCCACATCCTCGCCAGTCGTATCAAACACAATAGGGTTTGCAATTGAAAGCATATTGTGAGTGTGACCTTGGGATGCGTTCTGTAAAACTTCACGGGCTGTCTGTTGAGCCTTTGCGATTGGGCTAGACTGCTTTTCTGCGCCTCGGTCGAACGTGCCTTGACGGAAGTCCATGCTCATTCCGAAGGTCGGGAATACATCTTCAATACGCTCATCTGGATTGGAGACAACAAAGTCCTTTGGAATGCCGATTTGCTTGGACAAGAAAGACTTGCCTGCCCCTGCTGGTCCAAAGATAAAAATAGCCTTGAAGGGGTGCTTATTTTTTAAGATACTCTTTTCTGCAAGCATCTCAGGAGATTCTATAAGGGAAGTGTCTTTTCCTAATTCTTCCAGAACCATTCTCTTGAGTGCATCATATTTTAACTTCATTTGTAGACTCTCCTTTTTTATCTTTTCTTTTCTAAAGTTTGCATAGCCGTGCGCCAGTCATACCACTTCACCCCTTGTTTATAGGGGTGTGCCTCGTAAATAGCTTGTACAGAAGACTTTTGCCACTGCTTGTGACTAAACTCTAGACTGTTGATGACACGAATTATTTCATTATCGCGCTCAGTCGCCTCACCCGCTGTTTTCAGCATGTGTAATGACTGGTAATAATGTTCATGTGCGCGACCTAACATCGTAAGGCTTTTCCTTTCAGCTATTGCGGCAAGCATGATTAGCTTTCCACTAATATATAGTCTGCTAATTGCACCATTAGCCACCCAGCCAGCAAAAAATGCTGTGACTCCAATAATAAATGTATCTGTCATGTTGTTCCCTCTCTTACCGTTGTTGGTAGATAAAAAGAAAGCAGACACATGTGCCTGCTTTCTTGAAATCGCACGTTGTTAAATATTCATATCATTCGGGGGGAATATTTCACTTCTTGCGGGACATACGAACGAGCCGTCGTGCCACCCTTCGTGCTACTTCATTAACCACTCTGCGCTCCATAGCCATGGGGTCTTCTTCTTCCCCTGCTGCGGCAGCAATTTCTTCCTCGCCACCAGCCATTGGGTCTTCGACAGGAACCTCTGCTCCTTCTTCGGGAACGCGCTCAAGAGGAACACCAGTTTCTTGTTCGATACCAGCAAGCACAGCATCAACGATAGCTTCCACCTTGTCTTGGGGAATCTCACCGCCAGCGGCGGGGTCTTCGACAGGGGCATCGACAGGAGCCTCAGCGTCGGCTGCAAGAGGGTCTTCTTCTTCGCCTCCAGCCAAAGGGTCTTCGACGGGTGCTTCTTCCTCGTCTTCCTCATTAAAACGTGAAAACTTATCTGAAATAAAGCTTTCGCCAATTGCGGGAATTCCAGACAACTGGAACATTCTTCTTACCTGTGCCTCTTCAAGCAACTTCTTTTTACTCATGTTTGTAATCTCCTAAACAGTTTAAATTTCAGCCGCTTCAAAGGCTGTATCGTGTATCACTTATTAAATAGTGCGCTGTATGCAAAACGGACGAACACTAAAGCGAATTTATATCTCTATGGTGCGTAATCCTTAAATTTTCTACGCATCATGGGCATTAGCTTGTCCTCAATTTGACTTACACGCACATGTGAAATGCCTTCTCGCTTCGCCACGTCCCGCAAAGTCATCGGTCCGTTTTTCTCCACTGCAACGAACGTACAGTTTAAGTCATCCTCATAGTTAATCCAATATCGGCAATCGGAATTCTCTTTTGGACATGGCTCGTTCCACCGCTCACACGCTTTACTACATTCTCTCATAGGTCTGGATGCTCCTTCTCAATTAAATCAAAAATATCACTAATCTCGTCTGTCTTTAGTGAAAAAGAATTTTTTATTTTCCCTGCGGCTTCTTCTTCCTTGCTTACCGCATTTCGCTGCCGCTTACTCTGAACGTCACTGCTCTCCTTGTGAGAGCGTAGAAAGTCAGAAAAGTATTCATCATCGTCAATCAACCCCGATACCACCGCCCTGAAAAATGCTGCTTGTGTCATGCCATGATACTGCAACTTTATCTTTAGAGCAACGTGTCGGTCATCAGTGTCATAAAACACTATCTTCTTTTTATTGCCGCCGTAATCCATTAGCCCACACTTATCACATGGGCATCGCTTTCTGTTCTGCCCGCATCGGTCTGGCGAATGAAGACTGCTCGCCTGTGAAGTTCGTCAACTGTGCGGGCACCGGAGTATGACAATCCACTTCGGACTCCACCTTCCAGCTTGGTTAGGATTTCTCCAACCCTTCCCTTGTATGGTATAGTTGTTGCGACACCCTCCAAGCTTGACGTGTGCCCTCGCCATTCGTTCTGGGCATCGGCACTTGCCATACCTCGATAAACTTTCCGACTATTACCCTGCTTGTTACCAAAATTCTGAATCAACTCGCCCGGTGCTTCTGTCGTTCCTGCAAGAAGCGAGCCAAGCATCACAAAGTCTGCGCCTGCCGCAAGAGCCTTGACAATATCTCCAGAATTCTTGACGCCGCCATCCGCGATAATCTTAACATCGCCAGCCCACTCGCTTGCCGCACATTCAAAAATTGTATGCAAGCCCGGTACGCCATGACCAGTCTGAATTCTCGTTGTACAGATGGAACCGCTGCCTATATTACACCTCACGGAATCTGCACCCCACTCAGCCAAAGCGTTGAACCCAGCCAAGGTTGCCACATTGCCAGCCATGATATGGGCATCGTCTCCGAGACTGTCGCGCAAACTTTTGATTGCACCCTCGACAAGAGCATGGTGACCATGAGCCACATCCACGCAAATAACTTGGACGCCTTCGTCGCAGAGCGCAATCGCCCTGTCCAGATAGTCTCCAGTGACACCCACAGCGGCGCCGACGTTCTTTGCCCCAGCTTGGAAAGCCTTGTAGACGTGCGATACCTGCTCGTCAACCGAGTTGTATCGGTGGATGATTCCGATGGCACCCGCCTTGTCCATCGAATGACACATGCTCCACTCTGTCACGGTGTCCATTGGGCTGGAAATTATAGGCAGGCGCAGGCGCGTGCTTGATAACGTACCGCCAACATCAATTTGACGCCTCGATTCGATATCACTGTACTGAGGGACTAACAGCACATCGTCGTATGCAAGTACCTCTTTAATCCTGTTGTTCATTTTGCCCTTTTTCCTTATAAAAATCTTTAACAACTGTTGTCGCTGTTTGCCAACAATCTGGGCAATATAAATTTACTTTCTTTTGTGCCTCTTTCACAACCACCGTCCATGTCTTGACCATCTCCCCATTAGTTTTGTCAAAGGGAGAGAGGCACGACAAGCACGCCTCTGGTAACCGAGAAAACATATTCATCTTCTGCGCCACCTCTTTCTTTAGTTGCTTCTCTTTCTTTTGGGCTTTCTTTCGTTCAACGCCTCGCTTCATGCTTCCCATCAGTCCTCCACCAGTGGATTCTGGTTGGTCGAACCCAATGCGCCGTCGCCACGGTCACTCATTGTAATAGGATACCAATCGTATAAATTGTCCTGCCTTGTCTCAACTGCTCGGAAGTGTACGACGGGAGTCATAACCAACTGGGCAATCTTCTCATAAGGTTCAACATGCTCTGTTTCGATTCCAACATTGTGAAGATTAACGAAGACCTCACCGTCGTAACCGCTGTCAACTACACAGGCTCCAACCAGTAAGTGGCGCTTGGCAGCAACACTTGAGCGGTTCTTGACCTCCAGCATGTACCCATGAGGCACACCAAATTTCAATCCCGTTTCCAACAAAACACTTCCTCCCGCTCGTACCACCTTAGCAATCGTGGCGGCATCGGATGGGCACCAGTAAACATCCAGACCAGCATCTGAAGGGTTTGCTCGCTCTGGTGGTCGAACATCGGGACGAAGCCTTACATACTCTATCATCATGCTTCACCGCCTTCATCGCCGTTGTCACCGTCATCTTCGGTGCCGTCAGCGGCGGGCTGCTGCATTGCGCGGATGACCTTCGCAGCGTTCTCCAGCGAGTCAGCAAATTGTGCCGCTGCTTTATTAATTTCCTCCTGCGATGGCGGCTTGAACAACTCACCAAATGCCTCAAGGATATTCACGAAATCATCAGGGGCAGCTTTTGTCTCCTGATTCTTCTTATCTTCTTGTGCAGCAGCCTTCTGCTTATTTAACTCATCCATCGCCTTTTTAAAAGCGTCGAAGTTAAACACGTTGCTGCCGTCTTTACCATTATCTTCAGCCATTTAAGCCTCTCCTGTTTCTATGTTGTCTATGACAGTGTTTTTAAAATGCTCCACCAGCTTATCTTTAAACGACCTGCCGACAGACTCCTGCATCGCCTCGTATTCGGCAATAAGAAAGTCCAACATTGCCACTGTCTCTTGAAGCATATCGACAAGTTCAATCAACTCATCTTTTGTTTTACCCTGAAGCATTTCCTTCGGGTATCTTTTTTCATCTTTACTCATTATTTTCTCCTTTATGCCAACAGACGGAAATTGTGTCGAATACTTCTGGTACTAAAGCCCCACTGCTCACTATAGTCTAACTTAGCCATGTACGGTCTGTTAATAAAAAGATTGTCTACACCCTTTTTAATCCCCCAGCACTTGATAGAAGCAACAGAACTAGTTGAATCAATTACCTTTACAATCCAGTAATCCTTCCCGTTCTTTGTCTTCTTCTCAATAATCTCCCGAGGGATGAACCAAGCAATCTTTAGCTCAGGGTCAAACTCACCAAGCGGGGGGCACCCACAAGAGTCGAGCGTTTCAAGAACATCACCAGTAATTACCAACTCAAACGGAAAGATGCCAGTCAAATCGACCTGATGTTCAATCATTTCTTCATCAGTAAAGTCAGCCTCGGGTGCATACAACTCAATATTTTCACCAAACTTCTTCTTGGTCTTTGCCCTGTCAACCGCTACGACCGACCAAAAGTGTTTCCGACCAGTGAACCGTTCATCCATCAGGCTATTTAATGCTTGACTCCGAACTAACACATCCAGCGCCTTCTTGTTCAGCTTAGAATAAACCATATCGTCGTTGAAAAGAAAGTGTTCAATATCAGTAAACGGTCGATTGTTTAGTATTTGGTCAATCGCTGCATCGCCCAAGCCCTTCACAGAAGAAAATGGTTGCACCAGCGTAGTGTCATCGGCAATCTGCCAGTCCCTATCAGACATATTAATGTCAATCGGCACAACCTCAAAGCCCATCTTCTTCGCAGCATTGATAGCACGCTCCTTGCGGGACTCTGGCTCCTTGTCCAAGAACGCAGCAATCCATTCTACTGGATAGTAGTGGAACAACCAAGCGCACTGATAAGACAGAATGCTGTATGAAACGGCGTGCGACTTATTGAAGCCATAGCCCGAGAAGAACTCAAATGTCTCCCAAAGCTTTTCCGAATCTCGCACAGAGATGCCCTTCTCAGAACAGCCACCAACAAACTTATCGCGCAACTTAATTTTAATGTTGCCCTTGCCCGTGCCCTTCTTGGTCAGAACCTTGCGAAGCATGTTGCCCTCATCGAGCGTCAAGCCGCCCAGCTTGTGAGCCAGCAATGCAATCTGCTCTTGGAAGATAAGGAAGCCAAAAGTTTCTTCGGTCACCTCACGGACGGTATCATTGAGATACTTAATGCCAGCGGGATTCTCCTTGGCTTCGACATAATTCTTATCGACCTTTGCCGACAACGGACCCGGACGAAAGATAGAAGTGATGGCAGAAATATCAATGATACTTCTCGGCTTCGCATTGACACAAAATGTTTGTGCCCCGGCTTCAGTAAACTGAAAGATTCCTGCCCAACGACCCTTGTGAAAAATATTTTCATAAACATCTTGGTCATCAAAATTTATAACATCTGGGTGAAGCTGCTTGTCATAGAAATCACGAACTTCGTTAAAGGTCGGATTATCATTTCCATGATGCCTGCGAAGAATATTCTTAATACAGTTGTGCATCATGCGGAGTGAAGCCAGTCCAAGGATATCGAACTTAATAAACCCCATTGGCTCAAGATGTCGAACATTCTGACCCTCTGACCACGGAGCCTGTCGCACACCCCCGCTAGTAATAAGCGGCATGTACTTATCCAAGTTTTCGGCAATCACAACGCCACCCGCGTGGCGAGAGCAAGAACGAACCTGCCCGTACAACGCCTCGACGTGTGTTTTGACGTGTGGATACTTCCGCAAGAACGACTGGAGCGTTTCTGAGAACTCCATTACTTCTTCAAAGGTGGGAGCATAGACGCCCGCTGTGATGCCGTGTTTGCGCTTTGCTTTGGGAGTAGCCTCATGCAGCATCCGTCCCGTCACGGCGTTCACCTCGACAAACGGAATCTGATAGAATTTTGAGATGTCCTTAATCAGAGAGCGAAGCTGTAGAGTGTTCCAATTAGAGATAGGAACAACCGTATTCCTGCCCCATTCTTCTGCCAGACGCTCCTTCAACTCCATAGGCTCCGCAACATCATAATCAATGTCGGGGTAGTCCTTCGCATCGGAACGCATGAAGCGGCTGAACAGCAGACCGTACTTAATGGGGTCAACTTGCGTGATGTTCAAGACATAAGATGCAAGCGAGCCAGCAGCGGAGCCGCGACCCGGACCAACAAGCTGAGTTTCAACAGCCTTGTCAGCGACCGCCTTCATAGTCAAGAAATATTTGCTGAACCCACGGCTGTCGATGATTTCAAGTTCTTTCTTCAGGCGTGCCACATACTCGGGCTTCTCCATCAACCCCATGCTCCGCATCCCGTCCAAGCACAGTGCCACCAAAGCCTGTGTTGCAGTCTTGCCCTCGGGCACAACAAAGTCTGGGAGGCGCACAGTAGAGTCTGGTAGAAAATTCTCGATGAGATTCATCGCAATGTTGTGAGTCTCTGTGATAGAAGCCCTTACAACGTCATCATTATAGTCAACGTCACATTCCTTAGAATAGTTTAAATATGATTCCCACATCTGGTCGCCATTCTTGGGATACAACTCATAGCCAACCTCATCCAAGCCCGCAGGCAACTCGGAGGGAACCTCGTCCTTGCGACCCAGCCAGCCAAGCCTCTTATAAAGAATACGGTCTTTCCATGCATCTGGATTTGGATAGTGACTATCAGCCGTAGAAATCAGCTTCATGCCAAATTCTTCGGACATTTTAATAATGTACTGGTTCAATAGATGCTGCTCTGGAATATTATTCCACTGAAGTTCGCCATACCAGCGGTCACCAAAAATCTCTTGCATCTGGCTTGTTGTTTCCCGCATATCAGCAAGAATCCCCACTTCATCGAAGCGTGTCCGATTGCCCTCATCGTCATATACTGCGTTTCGCCACATGCAGCCAGCATAAACCCCACCAAGGCACGCAGAGGCGGCGATAACGCCCTCAGAGTGCTTGGCAAGCAATTCATAATCAACACGGGGGAAGCGATAGTAGTTATCGCCTGAGAACGAGTCTGACACCATCTTGAAAATGTTATTCAAGCCTGTCTGGTTCTGAGCCAGCAGAATAAGATGATTGCGACGATTCACCAGCCCCTTGAAGTGCCTCTGTTCGTCTTCGACCACTGCGCCGCCTGTGCTGCCGTCCTTGAGTGCAGAAGCATTCTTCTTGACTTTCTTGGCTTCATCATAATCGTCCTTCCAGCCCGCGATGGACGGATGGAAATACGCCTCAACACCGTAAATCGGCTTAAATTCTTTTCCTTCGGCTCGCATCTTCTTCGTGTGCAAGACTTGATGAGCCAAGCCATTGCAGTTGCCGTGGTCGGTTAGCGCAAGGGCTTCCATGCCATTATTATAAGCGTAGTCCATATGCTCTTGGGGGTAACCAAGCGCATCGAACGGAGAACCCGCCACAGAGTGAGCGTGAAGCCCAACGAATGGAATAGTAGAATTATTTCGCATCAGGACACATCCTCTTAATAGCAACCAGTAAAATCTCGGACGCCTCAACCATTAACTCTCGCGCCATTGTGACATCCTCTATATTATCAGATTGGTCGGGTTTGTCAAGTGATTCAACGAAATTTTCCAAAAATAATTTTATGTTGGTGTCAAGCAAAAAATACCTTACTGGTAGCCCCGCCATTTCCTTATCTGTATAAGACATATCGTCAAAGGTTCTCTCAATCTGATTCTGCACCCAATCCTCCCATTTTATTCCACTTTTTTGGTTTAAAGAAATCGGGCTTTGTTAGTGACTCGCCACCCGACCAATATTCAGTCAATCCATCCCATGAGTCCACTCTGTGATACCACGGAACCTCAAACTTTGAATCTATATCTATTATAACATCTGAGAACACTTTGTCAAGGGAAAAGTTTCTTGCAGACCATCTTTTTTCAATTGGCAAGCGATTTCCGTCTGAATCGTGCAAAGACGTTCCTTCTTCACGCACCCTTCTCCTACATCTCTTGAAATCTTCACCATCGAAGGTAAATCCCAAATACTCACCTGTTATAACAGAACCGCCTTTGTATGTCAAGCAAAAAGTTCCGTTTCTGGAAATTTTGCGGCGAAAATTTTTGAGCAATTCGGGATTATAGATTCCGTATGGAAATGCACAATAAAATTTATCTGGGATGAGCCACTTACTGATGCGCTTAGAAATATAATAGGCACTGAGCGCACCGTACAAGGCTGACCACCCTAAGCAATCCCTTCTGTCTCTGTCCTTCGGATGCACGGGAACATAGTAAATCGGAATGCGCCTGCGCTTCTCAGATTGAAAGATTCCCTTTTGCAGCAGCGAGTTGGGGTCAAAAATCCACTCCCCCATGCGCTCTTTAATTAGTGGCTGCATGTCCCTATGGCACACGACCCAGATAGTTTCTGACCCAGCCCACGCACATTCCAGCACTGCTCGCTCCACTGCCAGATAATTTTTTCCTATCGGCATCAAGGAATCGTGCCACGGCATATCGAAGTCCAGCGGCTGACCAGCCACGGGAACCAGCCCCGCCAAGTGAAAGGCTGAAGTGTTTTGTTCACCGCTCTCTATCACACCGCACACCTTTAATTAAATAATTTAGATATCCACTTTTTGAGTGCGGATACCTGACTGATGAACTACCCATAATCTTAATACCATCGGGCAATTCTGAATAGAGATTGACCCCCTTCGGGTACACCTCTCTCACGCGGGACTCTAACTTCAAGGGCAAAAACCTGCCCGCACCATTGCCAGTGCCTTTGATTCCAGCCTCTTTCATTATTTCTTCTGTCTTGATTCTGGTTATCAATTCTGAATATTCAAAGTCTTGCAACTGTTCGTCGGTAAGATAGCTTATAGTACACGCATCCATCAGGTCATGATTGCCATCAATCCTCTCGGATGGATAAAAATTTACCCCCACGATGAATGGCGAATTGTATATATGAATTCTATGAAAATCATGCTTCATACCGCTTCGCACATCAATCCAGTCCAAGACTTCGTTGAGCGGGTCAGACCTTTCAGCAGAAGGTAACCCATCGACACTCCCATCATCAAACATAAGAAACGAAGAAGCCTGAACAACATGAACACGGTGCCCAACAGTCATTCTTAGTCCTTCGTCAGATATTCTGATTTGAGAAATTTTATTGCCAAATTTTATTTGTCCTGCCAAGGAAAGACAAAAGTATAAATGATGCCATTCTTCTGTGTCACCAGTAAATCGGTGGGGCGGCTTGGGGTTGAGATAGACCAGTGGAAGGTCGCGCTCAAATGCATGGCGCAACGCCTCAATGGTACACCCAACCACCAATTCCTGCATACAACTTCACTTCCTTTAATTAACGAACGGGCTGCTTGCAGACCACATAGTTCTCTTGCACAAAGTGGTATTGACCACCCAAGGCATCGACACAGACCAGCATGTTCCCGCGAAACACGACAACACCACCAACATCATCCACAGAGAAGCGTTCACAATCAGAAGAAACCTCCTTGACCACGCCGACTTCCCACTCCTGAACTGCCTTGTAGTCCTCTGGCATCAAGACTCCCCCCGCAGCATCGGAGGGAGCCTGCTGTACGATGTCAACCCTGACATGTCTGTTCATCGGTATCATCGAAGCTTCTTATTGACAGTGTTGTAGTAATCCATCAACTGCTCAGGGTCAGTGTTCTTCTGAATCATACGGAACGCCTTAACAGCCAAGCTGATATCCTCACGGGACAACCAACCGTTCTCAATGTAGTTACCCTTGAGCGCACGCTTCTGTTCCTTAAACGGCTCCATAGCTTCTTCAATCGCTGCGAGAGACTTCACATAATTGATGACATGCTCATCTTGCTCCGTCACGATTTCATTACCTGTCTCGTTCATACCAAACTCCTTTTGTTTGTTGGTTTGTTTTACTATACTAATATACCCTATCTTGACCCGTTTGTCAAGGACTTTTTTTATTTTTTTATCCACACTTCGCATAGCCGCAGGAAGTACAAGTGACGCAGCCATCTTGGTAAATCAAAGTCTCTGCTGCACAAGCCTCGCACACCTTGTCGCTGGGCAACTCGCCATCCTGAATATAATTCTTTAGGATGCGAGCGATGCACCTTGCGAAGCTGAACATGTCGCTGTTTTTATCTTTCTGCAACTGTTCCACCATGAACCTCGGACGTGCGCCATGACGTAGCCCAAGTGAAATCATGCGGGTGAATGAAGCGTTGCTGGGGTTATCGAATACCTTGACCACATCCTTAATATTAATCGTGTCGCCGTTGTATCCAAATGATAAATCGTATCGGTTATTTCTTGTTTTGTAACTGTGCTTGGTCAAGCTTCCTTTATTATATTTCTTTGGAATCTCAATCAGGCTCGCTTCGCCAGCCAAAACTTCATAAGGCTTATCATCTAACAAGCCAACAAGCACAACCCACTTCTCCCCCTGAATGGTGGTGTGGTGGATGTCGCAATCGACAACCTCTGGACGCTTGGGTGCGGTGTGGTGTGGAAAGCCAGTGGTTTGTGCCGCATCGTCATTAGACACAAGGACACCTGAACGGCTTCCATCGACGTACACAGTCACGCCCTTCAGCCCTCGACGCCAGCCCTCAAGATATAAGTTGCCCACAACCGATGGCTCGGTGCCAGCGGGCAAATTAATTGTAGAACTAATTGCGTGGTCGATGTTGTCTTGAATCGCCTGCTGAATTTCAACACGACGTGTCCAATCAATCTGGTCGGACTCAACAAAGAAGGCGGGCAAGTCCTTTCCTTCGTTCATTGCCCTCCACTGCTCCACGTTGTGATGGAACACTTCAAATTCTTTCCAGCGGTCACCGAGGTCATCAACAAAATCTGGTTCGATGTCGCTCTCGTCATGGCTCATCTTTCGGCGACGTACATAAGAGTTTCTAAATACAGGCTCCAGCCCCGACGAGGTTTGTGAAAGAATTGAAACAGAACCAGTGGGTGCGTTCGTCAAAAGAGAAATGTTCCTTCTTCCATGCCGTGCGATTGCCCGCTGCAATGTCTCGGGAAGCCTTTTGATATACCCATTGTTCCTTTCTTTATTCCAAGAAAATACGGGGAATTGGCTTCGCTCGGTCGAGAGATTGACACTCTCCTGATAAGCGGTATCACGAAGACAAGCATAGATGCGAGAAATCATCGCAAGCCCTTCGTCGGAGTCGTATCCCATGTTAAGGCAAGCCAAGGCATCTGCCAAGCCGTGAGTCCCAAGACCTGTCCTGCGCCCATCTCGGGCTGCAACGTACAGTTTGCTCCACAACTCTTTTTCATCTGGAGTGTCCGCTAATTCAATAATTGTTTGTAGCTTTTCAAGTTCCAAGTCAACCAAGTCATCCGACAATCTCATTGCGGCTGAGACAACTTCGGTAAACTTTTTAAATTTAAACTTTGCGTGGACCGTGAACGGTCCCGTGACAAAGTTTTTTAAATTAATAGAAATCAGCCTGCAAGAGTCATAAGCAGAGAGAGGGATTTCCGCGCACGGGTTCGTGCAAATCGTAGCAAACCCATCTTCAGCATAAGAATGTGCAGGCAGGTTATTAATAATGTTGTCCCACATTAAAATACCGGGTTCGGCGGTGGTGGTCGCCGACTCAACAATGGTATTCCAGAGTTCTTCGGCTTGAACCTCTTTTGTGTACTTGGGGTTTTCAGAGCCGACTGGATAAGTCAAAGTAAACGACCGCTTATTTTGTACCGCCGACATGAAGTCATCGCTTATCTTGACAGAAACATTTGCTCCTGTCACTTTTGTTAAGTCGTGCTTCATGGTAACAAACTGTTCAATATCTGGATGGCGCACATCCATCGTAATCATAAGTGCGCCACGGCGACCGTTCTGACCAATCATGCGGCACACATAAGAATAGAGGTCTGCGAATGACCAAGCACCCGTGGTTGTTCCAGCAGAATTATTTACCTGTGCGCCATCCGGTCGCAAATCAGAGAGGTCAAGCCCAACGCCGCAACGACGCTTAAACAAATTAGCCAAATCTCGACCAGAGTTAATGATTGAGGAAATGTTATCTGCTGGTGACTCGACCACAACGCAATTTGATAGCGAGACATTAACATAATCATTTCCAACCCCCATCATTGGCGAACCTTGGGGCACAATGTACTTAAAATTATCGAAATATTCAACAATCTTATCCTGACTTAATGCTCTAGGTCCACCATACTTCTTCTCAATCCTTGCAAACTCCGCAGCCATGCGGTTGTGCATGTCTCTTGGAGTTTTTTCCACAAAATTCCCCTGCTTATCGCGGAGGCAATACTTGGTAATGAAAACATTTGTGGCAAGTTCATCACCATTAAAATATTGAAGGGTCGCCTCCCTTACTTCATCTTCATTGTACATCTATTCCTCTTTCTTCTTTGTCCTGAACGCCTTGTAGCGGTCTTTCAGTGACTGAGCCTGTTCTTTACTAGACTTAGAAACTGCCTGATTGGGTGTCATACCTGAGCCAGCTACAACCTTAATTTTTACATTGGCTGTATCCATAAAGATTGGATAGACAATTCCATCTGGACCGTTTCTATTCTTTGCTATGAAGAACCTTCCCTCGTTGGTATTTTTATCTTCGATTGTCCGTGAAAGGGAGAAGATGAAGTCCGCAACGAAGCACTTGTTGAATGCCTCAGAGATAGACTCCATCGTAATGACCTCTGCATTCAAACCAGAACGATTTGTCTGAGAAGCAGTCCACACTGGACACTCATAGATTTGAGCAATTGCTCGCAACTCTTCATAAATAGATTCCAGTTCATTTCTTTTTTCACGCTGGATGCTGATTGGTCGCAATAAGTCTCCATAATCTACAATTACCATGCCCACGTCGATGCCGCGACGATGCAGTTTATCCAAGTGTGCGGCGATGGTCTTGGTCGAAGCCGACTTGGTGGGATATTCCTTGACGATTAGCTGACCTTCAATGTCCTTGATTGCATCAAAAATCTTTTCTTTGTTAGAAAATGTAGATGACAGCGGAATTCCAGTGATGCAACTGTCATAGCGTGTCGCCACTACCACATCCGCAAGTTCAAGAGTGTAGTGGACAACAGTCTTACCCTCTAAAATACCTTGGGCACCGAGATGCACCAATGCCATTGACTTGCCCGCGCCTGTGGGTGCGATGCAGACACCAAGTTCTCCCGCTCCCAGTCCACCTCGGCAGATAGAATCAACCTGTTGCCAACCTGTGGACACAGGGTTCCGCGCCTTAATCTCAAACCTTCTTTCAAAGTCCAAAATATAATCGTAACCAGCATCGTTGGGCGAACCCATATTAAGAGCGTCGTTCATAGTTTTGCTAATCTCGTCAAAACTAGATGACTTGATTAGCCCAACGCACTTGAGCATCGCTGCCTTCAACTTCTGCTTCCGGCAGAAGTCAAGCGACACCTCTTTGATATGTGCGGCACCATCTACCTGAGTAGGAGAGGCATAGACCCTCGCATAGTAATCCCGCATCTGGCGACGGACAACTTCATTAATGTCTTCCAACTCTGCGCGGATGATTGTTGCCATGGTATCACGCGATGGGTGCGTGCCATATTTCAGGCGGTAATCAAATATTTTTGAAACGAACTCTTTTAGATATCGGACTTCAAGATATTGATAATCTAAAACTTCACTGATTTGGTCAGCGAATACACGGTCATCAAGGATAAGCTGTGCCAAGCCTTCTTGAAATTTTGAACCATAATGTGAGAAATCTGTACGTTCTTCAGCCATTGCAACAGCCATTGCTACCCCGATAATGTGTTTTTATGTTATCTATAATATATATCATTTCAAGTCATTTGTCAAGGGAAAATCGGTTCATTGTTTGAAATAAATCATCCCAATTGCCTTGACCAAACCCATCCTGTATCATCATCTTCCGAACCTCAGTCTTATTGAATTCGTTGACGAAGTTTTTTACGGTATAATTAATTTTCTTCTTCCCTTGGGGTGGAATGGCTGGTCGATAAAGCTGCATCATCTTATAGTTTAGCTTAACCTTATCAAATTCTTCCACAATTCTTGAATACGCTTTAATGTTGCTGTCAATATTAGCACAGTGTTCATAGACATCATTGAGCGAATATGTCTTATCCTCGGACAAGAAAGGCAGGCGCTTGGCAACGGTAGGAAGTCCTACGCCAGCGACACCGGGTAGGTTATCGCTTTTATCACCAGCTATTGCCCTTGCCAATGCAAAGTTTGTGGGGTGAACCCCATGACGTTCCGTGATTGTGTGCTTGTTCAAAACTTCTTTCTGAATCGGACGAAACACCACAGTCTCGTCATCGCACAACTGAAAGAAATCTTTATCGGACGAAACAATCACCTTCTGCCAGCCTCGGTAGGCAGGCATCTGAACCACATGCGAGATAATATCATCTGCCTCAACCGCTTCCAGCATCAACTGGATAATCGGAAGACTATTAATATATTCAACCAGCCGCGTTTGCTGCCAAATTTTATTTTCGATTTCTTCAGCCTCGCTCATGTTCCGAACATCGCGGTTCAAGCGGATGGGTTTCCGACCCTCCTTATATGTCTTGACCATCGACTTACGACGTTGCGAACCGCCTGCACCGTCCCAACAGATGACAACACCATCAGGCTTGGTTTCCCGCACCAGCTTCTGCATTATCTTCAGGAAGCCCTTCAAGCCTCCGATGGGCTGACCATTAGTAGACAACGACGGGTCAACAATATACGCCCTGAAATACATGTTCAGCGCATCAATAACCAATAGTCTTTTCATCTTCATCCTCGATTTTATATGTTCCCCATTCATTGGGTCCAACTGTGTATACGACTCTTTTAATGCCAACATAACTCATAACCTCATGACACATCGAGCAGGGTTTGCTATTTTTCCACTCGCCATTTTTATTAATACGGGCAACATAGACTGTTCCCCCCTGTGTTATACTCTTGTCAAGCCCCAAGATACATGCCAATTCAGCGTGATGTGTGGCTCGACCAAGGTGACGCTGACGAAATCTCTGACCGAACGACGTGTGATTATCACTGTTCGCTGCGACATTCACAACTGAGCCACCCCGAATCAAAACTGCTCCGTGACGAAATGTTTCATACCCAGACTGCTCTGCGACTTTCGCCGCCATCTTCAAGCCCCGTGTTTCTTTACACACCGTTACCGCCCAGTGAGAAAAAAACCCCCACTTGTTACCAACAGTATAGCACAAGTGAGGGCAAGCTGTCAAGTACTTTCTTTCACTAACTTTTTGATACATCACCTCCTTGGTCGGCGATGTCGTAGAAGTCGGAAGCATTACCTTCTCGACTGTCGAAACGAAGAATAATTTCTTCGTCCATCAACTCCAAGATACGGTCATAAAACTTTTTATTTTCAAGTTTCTGGAGCCAAGTGGCGCTTTGAAACTTTTCAGTCGTGCCGTCCTTGTGAGTCAATGTATACCACGCACCGCCAGATGTCAAGTGCTTAGAACCCTTGACAGCTTCTAACCAACTATCCCTATCCTTAATTCCCACATCGTCGCCCCAGAGAATCTTAAAGGCACACTGCCTGCCCTGCGTTCCGAACCGCGACTTCTCAAGTTTAACTTTGACCTCGGAGCCAATCCGAAAGCCATGGTCATCCATAATGAACGATGCCTTAGCCTTGCGACCCGTAAGCCAAATCCTCAAGCTGTAAGTATAGTGCATCGCCTTGCCGCCCGGTGTAAAGTATGGGGTGGTCATTGCCTCTGCAACATTACTAGTAATATTTGTCTTCAACTGGTTGAGTACAAGCAGGGTAGCCTCGGCATTGGCAATAGGCTGAACCAACTTAGCCATGCCCTTTGAGAGAATTCGTGGCTTCACAGCCATAGAACTCAGCGGGTTAAAGTCTCCTGCGATGTCCGTAGTGCTTGGTGTCAGCGCCAGCGAGTCCCAGATAAACAAGAGTTTATTTTCTGCCGACCCAAGCAAATCTTCAATAGTCTCCAAGACGAACTCGACCGACTCGGCTTGAACATAAAGAATCTTTTCCAAGTCGCAGCCAGCCTTCTCTAAGAAGCCGGGGTCAATCGCAGACTCCGCATCAAAGTACACCACATCAATGTCTTGCTTTTGAGCGTTAGCTGCGACTTGTGCAGCCATGTACGATTTACCAGTAGACTGAAGCCCCGCAATCTCAGTAACCTTACCGACTGGAATTCCAGCCAATTGCCCTCGACAGATAATACTATCAAGCCAACGGGCACCAGTGGGAATCCACTGCTTAACTTCCGTTGGGTTATCCTCTGTGAGATTGTAAGCAACGTCTTGACCCGCTCGCTTATTAATCATCTTACGCATATCGGCAATAGAAAGTTTGCCAACCTTTGTTTTTTTCGTTGCCATCATGCAATCTCCACTATTATTAAAATTAGAAAGTGGGACACCTGTTAACCCTGTGCCCCCCTGTGGGTTATGATATACTACTCAGTCGCTTCTGTGGTTTCAGCCGCTTCAGCATCTTCGGTGACAGGCTCGATAGTCTCAAGGCTCGCCTCCGTCGTTGCTGCTGCATCGGCATTATCTGGCGATGCAACGGTTGTAACTGGTGTCTGAGCCGCCTCAGTTGTAGCAACAGTAGCGTCTTCGCTATGGTTAAAAACCAACACTCCAACGATAATTGCTGATACAGCCAAGCCTGCCTGAACCCAACGATTAGTAAAAATTGCAGTCATTACTCTGCCCCTCCGGTGTCGCCACCTTCTTCTACGACTCCACTATCGGAACCGCTGTCTTGCTCATCCTTATCACCACACGCCAGCATTAGCGCGAGGGGTAGGATGGTAACAACCTTCATCATTTTCATCATTTTATTTTTCTCCTAATGAATTTGAGGCACCTGTATCCCGTGCCTCCCTGCGGATATCTAAATTATTCTTCTGATGCAGCCGCACCACCTTCAGCCGATTCTTCGATAGAAACAACCTCAATTTTAAAATTAAGATTCTTACCTGCCATCGGATGATTCATATCAAGCTTGACCTCGTTGTCCTCAAGTTCCAAGATGGTCGCCATGACTGGACCTTGTGGGCTTTGACCCATAACCTGTCCACCAACGACAAACTCAAAGCCCTCTGGGAAGGCTTGCTGTGAAACCGTCTGAGTCAACTCTGGGTTCGTCTCGCCGTATGCCTCTGCTGGCGACAGAACAACCTCCTTGACCTCACCCACTGTCATTCCAGTGACAGCAGTATCGAAGCCAGAAATCAACTGCCCAGAGCCTAGAGTAAAGGTGACTGGTTCTCTCCCTCGGGAGGTATCAAATTCTGTGCCATCATCCAGTGTTCCAGTGTAGTGGACGGTGACTGAGTTTCCGCTTTTTGCGTTCATAATAAAAAATTCCTTTATTGTTAAATCAGGCACCTGATAACCCTGTGCCTGCCTGTGGGTATTGTAAAAGTGTGGGGCACCTGATAACCCTGTGCCCCCCCGTGGGTCATAAAAGCTATCACCCAAGAAGTTCGTTGAATGCGCTTTCAACGCTATTGGCAGTGCTGCTTTGGGAGGTAGTGTTGCCGCCATAGCGATTTGTTTCAGTGGACATGTCCTCTGCCGACTCGTCATCAGCCAGATATTCGTCCAGCATACGCTGTACGTCTTCTGAAGACTTCTTCTCAAAGAGTGTACCGAAGTCTGGAATAGACTCAAGCAACTCCGCACATTCTGCCTCAGTAATATTTGGGCAGATAGTAGAAGTACGACGAGATGGCATCAGCTTAGTCTGCGGAAAGGATGCGCCAGCAGGCTTCCCGTAATTTAGGTGAAGGTCTGTGCCAGAATCGGGGTCAGTAATATCCCCATACTCTGGATTGAGGACAAGGTTGAGAAGCTGCTCGTACACAGTCCTACCATAGCCCCAGATACGGACGCCCTTGGCTTCCTCGCCCCGAACAATGACGGGAGAGAAGAAACGCTGACGCGCCATCAAGTTCTTAGCCATCTTGATGCTTTCTTCAGTGCCCTCATTAAAGAGTTGACGAACGAATGAATCCAGTGGGTCATCCTCGCCAAAATTCTTCTTGGGACTCAAGAAGCCTGCATTCTTGCCCACATTATAGTGGAACCAATACTCCTTGAAGGGGTCGCCGTCCGCAGTTGGAACGATGCGAATAGTCTGGTCCCCGTCCGAGGGACGCCAGAATTGTGAAGTGCGTGAACTCCCACGGTTTTGTACCGAATTCAGCTTCGACTTCATTTTGCTCATATCAATAGCCATTTTATTCTCCTTTGTGTTAATGGCGGGTAAATTACCCTTTAGTATACTCGGCAAATCTTCCGAGCATCTGGTTTGTATTTTACACGATTTCCGTCGTGTTGTTAAGAGGAATCTCAGAATTTTCTGAAGAAACTTCTTGCTTGTTTGGAAGCCTGTATTCGATGACATCACCGATAGCTGTCTTCCAGTTGAACACACGGAAGCCACTAGCATCCAAGTCCCAGACAAGCTCTTGCCCCTCTGATAGACTTGGCGCAGTGCCAGTCCCAAGTGTGTTCTTATCCATAAAGCTATCTGGCAGGTTGTCCAGACGAACAAAGTTCATCTGTCGTTCCTCCCCGTTGGCTTTAACGAAGGTTCCGCGCTGTGCAATCATTCAACTCTCCTTTCTTTGTGTTTGAATGTGATAACAATATAACATGTGCTGCAAGTCTTGTCAAGGACTTTTTTCACTTTTTTAAAATAAATTATCGGTGCCGTCTTGGGTGAGCGTGGTGCCGACCACGGGGAGCGTGGACGTGGCGAGCCACTGGTCGGTGGTGACGGTGCCGAAGGTGGACGCTGCTTCCATACTGGACGTGTCGCCACTGCCCACGGACACGGATGCCTCGTTCAACATACGCTGGCACCCATACCCACACAAGGCGCACTTCTACGCTTGGCCCTGTTGGTGGAGGGTGTGCCTCTGCGGGAGTGGACGCTGCCAACCCTGCTGCAATAATAATACTAGTCAATAGAATTTTCATTTTCTTCTTCCTTTTGCTTTATAAGCTTTGATAGTTTTCAGGGTACGCCTGAATTTGACTCGACCAGCAAGTTACATATGCCATATCATCTTCATAAGATGTAGAGTGGATGGCATACGAACACGGTGCCCCAGCCTGTTCTGAGTTAGCCTTAACCTGTTTCCGTATTTCTCTTAGTAGTTTCCCATCTGTTTCCAGCCTTTCTTCATTGATGCCATAATAATAACACTTCTCGGTGGGCTTGTCAAGGGGAAAAAACAATTTTTCTTCATTTTTTTCTACGTCCAAAACTCCAAGCGTCCACAGTCGCACATGTTCGGGCTTGCTACTGGACAAAGATGAAATCTCTGGCTGGGTGTTTCTAAAGACGTTCTGCATATGATACGCATAGGCGATAAAATTATTCATATTTTCATAATAATTTTTTATTGGCACATCACCAATCGCAGCCTCAATGTGTGGATTGCTCACCAGCAAAATCGAACGAAAGACACCTGACCTTGCATACTCCTGAAGAACCCGAAAGCAAACCCTGTCCCTGAGCCGACCGAGTTCAGAAAGCAATTCCACATCTGGCTTGATGTACATAATATCAATTGAATTCGGATACTTCTTATGAAGCTGGCGCAATACCTGCAAAGACGCCCCAGAGATGGCACCGCCGCCGCCAAGAATAAAGAGCAACGTATCAGACTTCTTCATCCGCGAGATAAACTGAGTCAGCTTAATTGGCTCCTTATCATATTCTTCGTGTGTCCGTTGAATGGCGATTGGATATGTATTGCCTTTACGCTCAAGACCATTGTCAAGCTTATAGATATCGTACTGCGAATATTTATCTAGAGAATCGGCGATAGCACAGCCAGCAGAACCAAGCCCAATAACATTCATCGAATCCTCCGCAAATCACCAAAGGTCTTTCCAGCACTAACGCCAACCTTGTACTTACCATACCGCGTTTCAGAGAAAATGTTAACAATTTTTTTCAACTCGGGCATATCACACTCAGCCAAGTCAAGAACAATGCTGTCGTGAATGAGCATTGAAATATGACTTTTCTTGTCTTTAAGAAATTCATGAACAGCCACCGCTCGGTCTAAAAAGACATCGCTGGAGGTGCTTTGTATTAAATAGTTGAGCGCATGTTTCTTGTCGGCAGGAATTTTCCTATTAAATGGAGTCGCAACTGTCTGCCCGTCCCAATACTCTCCCAAGACTTCGCCCCTCTTGTATGCCTTGCTACATCTAGTGTCAGTCGCCTCGGGGTTGTAGAGCCATGCAAATATCTTCTGCTTTGCCTCATCTCTAGTGAGTTGCCCAGCGTATACGTTTTTTACATTCCACATGTGAATGTCATCGACTGGCTGTTGCAGCCCAGACAAGCCAAGGAGCGTCCTCAACTCAGCGGCATTGAAATCAAGTTCGACCAGCCAGTCATTGTTTGGAACCAAGATGCTGCGAAAATCTTTATTCAATGTCAGTATTGGGAAGCTTCCCTTGACTGTTGAGAGCCGCCCGGTCTTGGTGCCATACGCATTGTATTTAATATAGCGACTCATAGCGTCCAAGGTGCGCCACAAGAGGCGACCCTGATGAGTGCCGAGCCGAGAGCGCATGGGATGCTTGTCGATACAGAGGCGATGATTGTTTATATCCGTGGTGAGGCGAACAACATCCATCATGAAATCATAGTTTTCTGGCTTCTGATAATTTTCAAAAACAAATTCACAAATACTATTTTTAGCCTCACACAAATCAACCAGAAAACGCTCGGGAACCAAGTTATAGAAGCAATGTTCATTGAGCGAAATTTTAGCTTCACGAAAAGAATTTAAATATGCCCTCATCTGATGAGTGACAGCTTCCCACTCTGGCTTGAGGTGGGCTGGGCATACTTCTGCCAGCGAACGACCGCCACAGAGCATCTGAGCGTACTCAATCGGTGCCGCACCGAGGTGGCTTGAATAATTCCACGTCCTTGTCAGGTCGTTTGGAAGGTTCTCATAGTAGACATGACCATCCGCATATATGCCAAAGCACTCTGCCTTGTCATCAAGTGTCTGAAACAGCATTAATCACCTTTAAAAATAGAAACTGGGTCTGGAACTTCTGACTTCATTTATATTACTTGATAATGTAACACACTCATCTTCGGCTGTCAAGTCTTTTTTCAAAGTTTTTTCATAGAGCGGGCTTGTCCGCTGTTCGTAAATCTCATTGTCTGTTAGACGAAAGACCTCATCAGTATATTCAATCGCCCTCCACAATCCAACATAATTCATATATTCACAGGCGACCCTCACTGTTCTATCAAACTCTATTTGGGTATAGGTCTTGTGGGTTTCGACTGCTCTCAGGTAAATATAAAGCCTCATCCAATATTCATCTGGGAACCTCCTGTTCAATTCTTCAAACGTCATTGTCTCTCGTTGCTGATAAGTAATAATCGTCTTGATACCCCCATCTTTTTTCCTTCCCGGCACAAACGATGCAGCTATCTCTGGGGCGGTTGAGGGAGAAAGGGTTGTTACGTCTGGATATTGCTTTAAAAACAAATCGTAGACTTGAAACAACCTTATCTTCAAGTTATCTAATTCATAATTTGACGCCTTCAGGTAATAAGTGGTGAAAAATTCCTTTTCGGATTCCATCCCGAATTGCTTGAGTTTTTCTTGCATGTACGGATTAGTAATGTCAGCACAAATGCGCCAAGGAGCATTTTTATTAACATAAAAGCCGAAGCGTTCACAGCTTCTGGCAAAGAAAGAAAAGTTTTGGTCGCGAATGAATCCGGTATACTTGGCATAGTCATCATCATGCTCTCCCGAGTACATATCTATCACAAGACCAGATGCGCGGGGGTCTATCTTATTAGAAGTGAGGAACGCCACCCGGGTGACGGGCTTTGAATAAGCCAACGTCGTGGTGTACCCCAAAAACACTTTTACAAAATCATCAAAATTGCGGATTTTTTGATTCAAGAATGAGTCCATATATTTTCCAACAAATGTTGTATACAAACTTTCCCAATAAAGGTTATACTTAGCGTGGACGCCCGTGTCCGTACTCCACGCCTGCAACGCTTCTGGAGTTGGATAAGCGGTGTCTGCTTCTGACACTCGCCCTGTGGCGACGGCATTTTTAAAATATTTTTGCAAGTCCTTGAAAGCTTCCGCAACAAAACCCAGAGCGAACATTGTATCCCCACTCGGTCCCATTGGCAACTGTTTTAAATTATCTTCAGCTAAGAAAATTGGATTCATGCTGTCATCAACTCTGCCATAAAGATTATTATATTTATGAAATGTATCCAACGGTGTTGGAGCAAAATCTGGATATGAAGTGGTGGCGTAAAGCCCTTTTTGAATAAACAAGTCCTTTGCTCCCAACTCGTTGACGCCAACTGGGATAAGACTGGGGTCGCCTACCCTGCCCTTCTTAATACCGTACCTTTTAATCCGTTTCTTAACTTTCTTTGCTGTTAACTTTGACATAAATCATATCCTCCCTTATACTGGTGAACCCGGTGCCCCGTCCGAACACTCTTCATCGCTCTCGCCACATGCATCAGTGGGGGCTTTACCTGACCCGCTGGCGACCCAAATCGTTTCAAGGTCTGTTGAAAACTTTCCTGCTTCAATTGCCGACTTGACCTTTGTTACCATAAAGTATCCACCTAACCCCATTCTTCTTGCTAGCGTTTCAATTCTTGCGGGGTCGCCTGCCCCAACCGTTGTAGGGTCAATATAGCAGTGTGTACCCGGTTTAAATATAGCGTTGCCAAACAACTCCACATCTGCATCGTATTTTTCCCTCAACGAATCGCCATCAAGTTCGCCCGCCTGTTCCATGCGGGCTTCTCTAGCATACGGTTGGTCGCTCTTTTTAAATTTAACTTTCTTGAGCAGCCCAGAGTCCGAGCCGATTCTCATATGATAAATGCCCAACTTAGAATCTCTTTCTTCTCGCGTGCCTTCGCCATCTTGAGGTGGACCAAACGCATTGGCACCAGCAGAGGAAACATACATGAACAAATACGAGTAAGCCTTTGCCGTTTCTGCGTCGATGGCATCGGGATAGGGCATGATAGCGTCGATGCCCACGCGCTTGCCACCGATGGCTGCTCCATCGGGGTCGGTGTTGGTGACGCGACACTTACCATCGTTGGTAGCTGGTGCCTCTATTAGCTGCATACTGAGGGAGGCTGGGGCTGCTCCATAGTCGCTCCCGAAACATTGCGGTTTCATGGCAGCACCGACAAGCCCAGTGACTGCATCTTTAATAAATTGTTTCAGTGGGTATTTTAGTCGCTGCGGCTTTACCACATTGTCCATGAACCAAACCGAAAACAAGTTCATTGCAATTGGAATATCACACATGTTATATTGGCTCGATAGTTTTCCTGAATTTGGATTGAAATAGACATATGGTCCCGTCAGGCATTTTATTTCAGAAAGTTCATTTGGGTGTCCGTTTTTGTATAAGACCCCCAATGCAACGTCCAACAAGTCGCCGAAGTGAAAATACATAATCTGCTGTTCATCCGGTTCGGCGGCAGCGGAAGCTTGGGCGGCTTCGGCACCCCCATCATCGGCAGCACTGTCAACAGCATCGCCCAACTCAGCGGTCGAACCCGACACTGATGCACGGTTGTTTGTTTCGCGGATGACATCTGATTTGCTCCACGTTGGTCGTTCAATGTCATCGGCGTTGGCAGCTTGCCCTCCGCTTAACTCGCCCACGTCTTCAGCATCTAATGAAAAGGAATAAATTCCCCCTGTGTCTTCCAAGGCTGATAAAATCGCCTTATACAAAATAGCTTTGTCATCGGCATTGGCTTCTGCGTTGTCTTCTTCCAGCTTTTCCAAATCATCTGCTTCTGCGGTATCATCGTCATCGTTCTTGCAATTAGCCTCTGTCTCTGCATCGACCGCTTCCTGCTGCTCGGCTTCTTCGGCAGCACGTTCTTCTATATTCTCCATAATAGCTTCAGCTTGGTCAGATATCAGCAGCACATCCGCTTTAGGGTGAATAAGTGCGCCCTCCATCGCCGCCACATACTCAACTTCCAAGTCCAGCGAGCCGTCTTCTCTAAAGTCCAACGAATGGCTAATAAGGGTTAAGTAAAAAAACTGTCTAGCGTTGTCAATTGCGCCCTTGAGAGCCGCACCTTCAGCGGCTGCATCCCAGATTGAGCCTGCGGGTGTGCCATAGCCAACTGACACCTTCAACCGAAAGTATTTATTATTATAACTTCTCTGACCTTCTGACTGCTTATCGTCACACTTATCGGAGGTATCTAGATTAAACTTTTTGACTGGGACAATCAGATTCATGTAAGAGACTTCTGTTTCTGTCTCCGCATGGTATCCTCTTGGCGTAACGAAATCCTCAAGCGTATTGAAGTGCAATTTCAATTTTGCTTTAATATTATTATCTGATTCTGCGGGGTTTGTCCCAAGCAACTCCCACTCAAAACTTTTTAAGCCGACGCCCATGCCGCGCTGGGAGCCGGAAGCAGTTATATTTTCCAACATGGACGCACTCAAGAAGTCTTCAAATGGCATTTCAATTGGAGTACCGCTGGCTGAGACAGTTTCATAGTGAACTTTATAAAGTCGTATCTGTGGAACCAAGGCAGAGAGTAAATAAGGCTTGATAGACATCAGCCCCATAAGGTCTGGGATGGCTAACAGCTTCTGGACAACCTCCATTGGGCTATCATGCTGAATGGGAATAAAATTTTCATATGTCTTCTCCATATTGGACTCAGCAAAGCCTTCAAAACTATTAATTAAAAAGCACTGCTCTTGCAGGCGCCTTGCTTCTAATGCATCTTCTTCATTCTCTATGACTTCTGGGTCTGCCATTATTCATTCCTCATGAATCCCAGCACCTTGTGCAGAGGGTGAGGAATTTTAATAGTGTCGCCTATTTTTATATGCGACTCTGTTGGTTTCTTATTGTACCAAGCTATCACCCACCAGTAGCGGGTGTCGCCATAGTGAGCATGTGCAAGCTTATAGAATCTGTCTCCTACCTTCCAAATATGCCCAATCCTTTCAAGCTGCCGTCGCTGCTCAACGGTCGGATGAGTCAGATTGGCAGTTTGGTAATGAGTGATTTTTGAAACACCACGTTCTTCCCGAAGTTCTTCATAAACATCGGTTGTGTTAACCTTTGGTCTTTTGCTGTCGTATCTGCTGCCTGCCATTATTTATCTCCTATATTATACTGACCATGGGAATCACGCGCCAGTCGTTTCGCCGCCCGCTGCTTCTGCCTCGTCGGGGTCATCAGTTGTGGGAGTGCCGACCTCGGGTTCTTCGCCACTATTGTTGTACGGGAATGCATGGGTACGGTTTTTCGAGTCAGCGCCTTCGGCTTTCCAGCCCAATTCATGAGTATGGTTGACAGTATATTCCATAGACAAATTAATTGTCTGTGGGTATAGAGTACCGATACCTTCATCAAAAAAGCCAGCGTCAAAATCCGGCTCATAAGTGAACCCGCTGATTGTCCCAACAAGCCCAGCAATTTCTGCTGAAGTTGCAGAGCCTTCGCTAATCTCAGCCGATACATCTTGGATGAGATTGGCAAACTTTAATCTAAAAATAGGTCCACCAGTAATCGTACTTGCTGTGCCAGCCACAGATTCACCGGCTGACCCGGTAGTAGGCGCGGATGATGCGCCTGTGGCGGCATACGACGGGTATAGCATCTGGAATAATCTTGTACAACGCTCTAAGTTTTCTTTTGCTTCTTTTGCCGAGGCAGAAACAACGTCCCACCCCAAAGAAATATTTCTTTTGGTTGCCTTGAAGGTTTGAATGGGGTCCATGCGCCCATAAACATCTTCCGTGTTATACTCCGATGCAAACTTATCCTGATAAGACGTAACAAACGCCTTAAAGACAACATTCGACTTTGACGGAATATGAAAAATGTCAATAACAAGACCTTTTAAATTCGCAAGCAAGTCTGTATTATCGCCTTCCATGCCACTATCAAACGTGCCATCTGACCAACCATAGTCTGCCATTTATCTTTCCTCCATCATATTAATTAGGACACTCCCAAAGGAATTCTCTTGTTCATATAAACTTCAATTGCACGTCCAAATTCTCTCTCGTTAAGAACCAGAACAACATCCTGACCCTTGCCGCCGCCGCCTTCGCCGCCGCCGGAACCCTTCTCACCACTGCCTTCGCCGCCTCCAGCAGCCTTAGCAGCGCCGACAACAGCCTGAGCAAATGCATCTTGGTCAAAGCCCTTCATCGACGCCTGAGCGATACCATACCGTTCAGCCTCTGTTACCAGACCGCTGGCGTTTGTAACCACCTCTGGGGTCAAGTTTGTTGCCAATTGATTAAGTGGGTCAAGGGCAGTGTCAAAGACCATCTTCATCTTCATTAATGTTTCTTCTGGGATGGTTCCCATAATCCAAGACAGGAACCAGATTGCCCCGGCAACAGTGTATAGCCCGTCAGCCATCGCATCCATATCTGTCATTGCAGCAAGACCCGTGAAAATCTGCCCAAGAGCGACCGCCTTCTCAACTGGAATTGTAGACATGGCATCAGCGAATATATAAAGTGCTTCAGTGAGTACACTAAGCCCTGTACGGAAGAATGGTAGAGAAGCAAAGATGCCGAGCATAAACAATCCCCACCCAAAGACAGGCAAAGCGAGTCCCAGCAAGAACAAACCATACGCTAGCGCAGGTAAGGCTCCCGCGATGGGTGCCAATAACAGCATGGTCATCGTAAACTGCAACAGCGGCTCGTTCAGCATCGACATTCCCAAGGCAATAAAGAAGGCGGCGATAAAGAACAGCGGTGCAGCAAAGAATAACCATATAGAAGCAAAGAATAACAAAGGCGCACCAATAAACAATCCAATTGCTGCTCCCAAGAAATTCTGGTTAACCGCTTCCATGCCAGCCTTCGCTGGCCCCTCGCCCATGAAGCCGAATGCTGTCGATATCCAGAACATCGCCCATGCAAGAGGTGGACCAGCGACTGCAAGCCAGAAGGCTGCTGGTGCCAGTAAAAATGCTGCTGCGAGTAGATAAGGTGCGGCTGAATAAAGAGCAATGGATACAGGTAGAACATGTTTTGCGCCTGTCTCCGCGAACATCTTGAGTCCTTCTGCCATCGCCATCAAGTCGGCACCATCGGGCATGAAGGTCAGGGCATAGCCCAAGAACATAACACCCCAAGAGAAATCCATCAGCGCAGAGCCGACGCCAGCCATGTCAGTCAGCCCGCCCAAGCCTTGGAAAATTTGTCCAAGCGCCACAGCTTTCTCTGTTGGAATTCCAGACATTGCGTCTGCAAACACATAAAGTGCCTCAGTTAAAACATCAAGCCCCGTAGAGAAGAACGGCAGTGAAGCAACGATGCCAAGCATCAACAATCCAAATCCAAAGATTGGCAAGGCAAAGCCGAGCATGATTAGACCCATTGCCAAAGCTGGCAGTGCGGGAATAAACGGACCTAGAACCGCAATCGCCTGAGCAAATTGCATCAACGGATTCGCAAGAATCGCCATACCAATTCCAATCAAAATTGCGCCAACAATAAATCCCGGTCCTGCGTTGAGCATCGCAAGCCCCGCCCAGAATAACATCGGAGCAGCCATCATCAATGCCATGGCGACGGCAGGCAAAATCAATAATGTTGGCCAATCTGCGGACGTAGCTGTAAGTGCCCAGAGTCCGATGCCAATCATCGCTGCGCCCAAACCAAATGGCACGCCAGCGGCGAGCAGCAAGACGCCTGCAATAAGAAGCGGGGTAGCTGACCACATCAGAGCAGCAGCAAGGAGCGGCAACATTATAGCAAGCAAGCCCATGTTTGGAAGATGCGGCATTAACTTTCCGACGCCCAAACCAAGGGCACCCAGACCCAGCCCCAACATCAACCCACCATATCCAATAAGTATGCCTGCGATGACCAAAGGAATACCAACAGCGAGAAGTAGTGGCACTGCAAAATAAAGACCAATGGCGAGAAGAATCAAGTTTGGACCTAGCATTGCCATTGCTGGTACATGTGGTACGATTAATTTTAAGCCCAGACCGAGCGCAGCCAAACCAATGCCGACAAAAATCGCTGCGGGTGCAAAAAAGATTGAGGCGAGCCACATTGGGAAGGCTGCGGCGTATAAGCCCCAACCAAGCGCGACCAAGCCCAGAGCAACACCCGGCATGGCACCAACATTGGGGGCAATAAGATTCAAGCCCAGACCAAGTGCAGCCAAGCCGATGCCGACAAGAACCGCAGCGGGCGCAAAAAAGATTGACGCAAGCCACATTGGGAAAGCGGCAGCGAGCAAGCCCCATCCGAGAGCCATCAAGCCGATGGCGAGCATGGGCATACTAGAAACATTAGGTGCAATTAATTGAAGACCAAGACCAATAAATGCTAAACCAAGACCGATGGCGAAAGCGGCGGGTGCAAAGAATGCTGCGGCAATCATCATTGGAACAATAGAAGCCATCAAAGCCCACGCAAAGATTGGCAACACCATTGCGAACTGTAACATCGTCGCTGTATCCATCAATGCCAGTGCGTTACCCATCATCGCTATGCCCACAGACAACAGCATTATGGGAACCGCAAGAAACATCATGCCGATACCAATCTGAATCATAGCCATCATCGCGAGGGGTGCGATTGGAGCGAGCGTAGCGAAAGCCCATGCGATGCCATAAACTACAGCAGCGACCATTGCCAGCCCAAGAACTGCGGGGATGATTGCGTCCGGTGCCGACATAAAAAGCCGAAGCATTTCAGTCAGCCCCCCAATAATCTTTGCAACACCGTGAGCCAGAACTCCTAGCCCGAGGGCAAGGAGGGCAATGGCAGCGATGCCGATGAGGACTTTTGGATGACCGAGCGTCTGCATCGCTTTCCCGAAACTCCCTGATGCAGCAGCGGCTGGTTTGGCTGTTCTGGCGACGAGGGTTTGAGCAGAAGCCTGACCACCAAGTGCCCAAGCCATGAACGCTGACGCTTTCGCCCCGAGCCATCTCACTGCTGTGAGTGCCCTTTCTGCGGCGAGCAAAGCCCAAGTCCTAGCGGTATTGGCTACTTTGATAGCGCCTGACCGAATGTGTGCCAAGACGCCCATATTTGTGGAACGAGTGCTTGAGTCCGTGGCTGCTTTTTCAAATTTCTTGCATGTCGCTAATGCGCCACAGGCTACGCCTTCTGTTCCTTTAGCAGCGGCACTCGCACCTGATGCAGCTACTTCTTTTAGGGATTCGCCAGCGAGCAAAGCTTTGCCGATGGCGACTGCTTTTTGCGCTTTCTGATAAAACTGAAAAGCGTTGACACCCGCCCAAATTACCGCGATGCCGCCAACCAGAACCGGAAGCAACACGCCGCCGAAAGCATCATTAAGTTTCAAGACACCGTTCAACATTGCATGAACAAAATTAATTGCAGGTTGTATTGCGACCGCAAGTTGCTGCATCATAATCTTCATCTTTTCGCCCATGGAGACTGCTGCTGCTTTAGCCTCAGCCAGTTCAGCTTCAGCTACAGCGTTGTCTGCCATTGCCTTCTGAGCATCGTCGTAGCCTTTAAGCCCGCCGCCAAATAATTTATTTGCCTCAGCCATGTCTGTGATGCCAGCAGCATTAGCAACCGCCATCTTCTCAAACTTGCCCATGGTTGACCACTGCTTACCAGAAGCATCTGTCGCCTGAAGAATCATTCTAATTCTTTCGTCTTCCGTGGCATTGAGCATATCCATGGAGTTGAGCAAGTCGCCTCCGAGGATTGAGTTCAAGCTGCCAGCGGCATTGGCTGCGCCCTCAAACGTATCAAATTGTGAAGTCAGATTAAGGAGGGTGCCCATTTCCATGCCCAAGCCCTTGGAGGCTGCTGCCATGTTCTTGAAGACCTCGATGCCCTTTGCGCCGTATACTGAAAGCTGCGGAGCGGCTTTGGCGAATTCGGCTGCAAGCGTTGCAGGGGGCATACCAATAGCCATTGCGGTTTTTGCTAGGTCATCCTGTAGTGCAACCGATTCTGTTGCCGTCATTCCAAATGCATTTGTTGCCAAAGCGATATTGCCTGCGGTGGTGGCAGAAGAAATACCCAAGTTTTCCAACGAAGCAGTTGTTTGAATCATTTCTGTTTGCAGGCTAGAATTCATGCTGGAGAACTGATTAAAATCTGAATAAAGTGCTTGCGCTGCTGCGCCTGATTTTTCCATACTGACGCCAAGCGAGCCAACACCACGGTGGGCGCTCAGGATGGTGTCATTCATCGCACCTGCTTGCCCCGACATTGCGTTGAACGAGGCTTGCATGTTGTCGGCAGTTCCAATCGTTGCAAGGAATGAATCTCGCATGGCTAACATCGCGCCTGCGCCGATTTTATCCATTACACTGTTAAGGTTGGCACCTTTGCCAATAAGGGCTTCCATGGCAGTCTCGCCTTGGGCGAGTTTCATTAAGAAATCTTGACCCCAAACATTCGCACCTTCAATTTCTTTATTGAACGCTTTCTGGGCGGCGGTTAGCTTATCCTGCTTTGCCTTCTTTTGTGCTATCTTGGCGCTTGTGGATTCTTGAAGGGTTAACTCGCCGTTTTTCAGAGAATTTGATTCAGCTTGGGCATCATTAAGGCTACCCTGAAGCGTCTGGATTTGCCCGAGGGAAATACCCAGCTTGTTAGCGTTGTCCAGAAGAGTCTGGAACTTGGCTATCATCGCATCCAGTTGAGTTACCGCATGAGCAGTCTCAAGCCCGCCTTGCTTTACAGCTTCAGCGTACTCGGCTGCGGTAACTTCTGCACTTGCCAGCTTTTGATTAAGCTGGTCCATCATTGCTAGTTGTTCTGGGCTTACGCTTGGTCCGTTACCTGCCATTCAAATGGTTCTCCGTTTATGACTATCAGTTAACCTTTAAAGGGCCATTTGATGCCTGTTTTCTTTTCAAAATTCGCTGCGGCTTTTCTCAAAGCATACTTATCTTTATAAGTCTTGGGGTTGTTGAGTCCGTATTTGGCAGCAGTTTTCATGTATCTTTTTTCTTTGCCAATCGCAGATGAAAAAGCAGCAATCTCCTGCTGGTTCCCTTTGATTTTGACGGGGATGGCGGCTGAACTGCCGAACATCATCCCGAGCAACTTTTGCACACCCCAACCAAACGCACGGAAGAAAATTTCATTCAACTCTCCACGCCTCGCGGCTCCAAGGTCAATAACAATTTCTTCTCTCTCGCGCTCTTGCTCATTCATGATAATATACTCCATTTATTACGCCGCAACGTACAGCATAATATAAATAGTTTGATAAGCGATTTTGACAGACTAAACCAGCAGCATCAATCAAATTGCTGCCAATCAACAGGCTTGACTTCAATACCCAACTGTTCAATTTCCTCCTTTTTCCACACTTTGGCATAACGAGCGCGTTCTAGTGCGTCCTGCTTCTCTGCCGATTTGAGTAATTCTTCTGCAAATTCGTCTAGTTCAGTTTCCGTGCGGAATCGACCAGCGAACTGCTCCAAAAGAAATTTTTTTATTTCATCTTTCTTTTCCATCCATTTTTACCTCCCAGTAATTGTGTTATAAGTATAGCGCCACAACAATCGTTGCTGCAATTAATGCAGAAACGGACAGCCGCCAAAAATACCTTTTGATGGTTGCCCGTCGCTGCCGAACTTCTTGGGTTCTTTTTAATCTTTCTTCACGCTGCTCAAGGTACATGCGGAGTTGTGCCAACTTTTTCTTTTTAGAATACTTGTCATACATTTTATTGTTCTCCGTTGCATATTTCCTTCTTTATGGGCCCGTGTCCATGCCGGTGTCCTGTTCTTCTTCATGATAGCGATACCCAACCTCAACCAAAGCGCCTGAGTCTGGAATCACCGAAAAATAAACCGTATTATCGGTTGATACATAGTACCAATCGTGATATAACGAGCCGTTAGCAAACACTCTAATTGAATCGGCGATTGCCTCATGGGTGAGCGTGATGGACTCGTATGGTTCCAACTGACTAGAGGCATCGGTAACGCCGGGTGACCAATCTTCTGAACAAATGTCAACCACTGTGCCTGCGAACCAGTTTGTGGCTTCCACATATCTGTCGCCAATATCAATAGCATTAGGTGGTGTGGCACAAACCGAATCTGCCTGCGCCACATTGACAATGCTCGCTATAAACGCAGAGCCACTGCGCTGGATTCCATACCAACTAATAAAATCATCGACAACTGGGAAATGGTCATCTGATTGGTCTTCCTCGTCGGAAACCATAACAATTAATAAAGCAGCATCATGCCTCATCCAAGTCTGAGCATAAGAGTTGTTAACAATGTATTCATAGGCAGCGTCGAAGCCTTCTTCCCTGTGCCCTCTGCCCATTGCAGTATACATGTCCATGGCATCATCTATATCATCGCCGGGTACAAGGGGGAATTGCGCTTCGATGGAAGCCTGTGACGGGTCGTTGCTCATCATGGCGAGTCTCCACCCCGATTCAGGCAATGCCTCCATCATAGCCTCAATACCAGCCATCAATTGTGGGTCGAAACGGTTCATTGAGCCGGAAGTGTCGATAACCCACAGAATGTCTACGCCATCTACACTTTGTGGCTGGGTGAATGAGTCAACCCAAATTAGACCGGGGTCAGATGGCACCTCTACTTCGACATATATTGGAACCTCTACTACCTCTATATATTCAGTTCCAGTCCCAGCGTCCCTATTGCTGTAAACTACTTGGTAATCAGTATAACAACCCGTGGCTGCTACTGTTGCCAATATTCCATAAAAAATTTTCTTTAACATTCATTGTATCCTCCCAAAAACTATGAATGAAGCCGAACCAAATCTGAATGAAACTTATCCGCTTGTTTCCTCCGCGTCTAATAATAACAATTCATCAATCCATCCCTCAACCATTTCTTGACTCCAACCATGCAAGCCCTGATACATCACCATATCACGGTCAACCACCACAATCGTGGGGTAACTCATGACGGGGTATCCGCTTACTGCTGTTGAGTCAACGATGCTGTTGTTCCCCTGAAGGATTGGCGACTGGGATGGAATTCCATAAAGGTTTTGCCAGCCTTGCACATCTTCCAAGGATACACTTCCCCCTGCCGTATTCTGCAATAATACGGTTACCCATATAACATCATCACTTGAATATTTTGATACATGCGCCGCAACTTGGCTTGCAGCAGATTGGCAAGGACCACACCACATGACGGAAAAGTCTAAAACAATAATACTACCATAATGGTCGTACAAATTCCATTCTTCGTCAGCTTGGTCTTTAAATGTAAAGTCGCAAGCGTGGTCGCCCAAGGCTCCACCGCATTCTTCCCAAGTAATCGGGGAAGGTTCTTCTACTGCGACCGAATCTGTCTCGTCTGTGTGTGTTTCAAGGGAGGCTGGGCACGCAGCCAGAATCAGCGAAAACAATGTAATAAATAGTCGCACATTTCTTCCTCCCTTAAATTAGGTAGGTTTCAAAAAATAAAAAGACCGAGAACTAGTCTCGGTCTTTAAATTAATTTGCTTTTTCTGCGCTTCTTACCTTGAAGGCTTTGAAGGCATGGATGGTCTGGACATCGAAGGTCTGGATGGCATTGATGGGCGACTTGGGGTTCGATTGCCGCCTCCCTTGCCGTCCATTGCTTCAGATTCTTTCTTTAGCTGCTCCGCTAACCGCTCGGCAAACCACTTTCTCAACCCAACTGGTAAATTGTATGCTTCAAAGAAACTCCAACCACCAAAGTATTTCATAAAGAAGAACACCTCATAGACGTTCTTCATATATTCATTGCTTAGGCCAAAAAAAGTCGCTGGTAAGCGGCACCTCCATGTCCGAAGTCGATAGACATTCATGGCAAGTGATTGACTGCTTCATGTCAATGTTAGGGATAATCTTACCATAGGTTTCACGAATCTTCCGTGACTGCTTACCTGTCATATGTTGAACTGCCTTATTAATTGTACCCTTGTCGGTGTGTCCCGAGATAGAGACAATCATAGAGCGCAATTGTTCTTGAATGCCAGAATCAGGAAGCCCTGCTTTTTGACGTTGGTTCATCGCCTTGGTCATCCGCTTCTCATCGTGGCCATTAAGCGCACGAACCTCGACTTCCCAGCCGTTCTCAAGAGAAATAATAAAGGTATTTCTATCCGTTGCTGATGCTCCGTCAATATCGGCACAGTCATGACCCTCGACCAACTGATAGGTGGTCAAATCAAACGTGTGCTTCAGCCTCGCCTGACATGCAGGACATGCCACCTGAGTTGTATATTCGGGTCCGTATCCATCAATACGCGCCTGTACAATCAGAGCCGACTTATCGCCCAAGAGCAAGTCATTGGGGTGGACGGGTGCTTGAATAATCTTTTCCAAGAATTTATCAATAGCCGTTCCCTTCTTCAATAGAACACGACTGGTGAGGATATCTTCCTCTGCCGTTGTCATGTGCCGTACTTCAATTTCACCTACTCCGCAAAGGGGATGACCCTCTGGATAGAAATTGCCGCCAGATGGTAAAGCTACCAAAGATGTTGGTCGGACAAATTCTAACGGAGATGGTGAAGAAGAGACATTCGTGTTGGATGCCCCTACTGTGGTTGCTGCCGTGGAAGGGGTGTTAATATTTTTACTACCCCCGCCAAGACGGTCTTCATTTCTACTCATCAATCACCTCGTTTCTTGTTTTGTGAGTGCATAATGCATTAGCATCTTACACTAATAAGTAGTTCTTGTTAATATTTTTTTCAGTTTTATAGCCTGTGAGCGTAATTCTATGGCGTCCAGTATTTGTTAGTAGCCGTAGTGCCAGTCGTAGAGGCATTAGAATTTTTATCTGTTTCAAGATAAGCCCAATCATAACGAAGTTCAATCTCGATATCGGTCAAATCATCGCCATCATAATCAAGGTCACCAAACTTAACATCTTTAATCCAAGCGTTCCAAAGAACCCATCGCTCAATCATGTTTCCGTCTGAGTCAATCTGCTCAATCTGAATTCGACCAAGAGCGTTGGTAGCCTTGGACTTTGACATAGTGCTGGTCATTGTCTCGTCCATCGCTGGTGAATAACCGCCTGCCTGAATAATATCAACCATTGTTGCTGCGCCATCTGGGTCAACGGGGTCTGCCAAAGTCATAGCGATGGTGTTCCACTCTACGCGACCGGGGTAGTAAAACGTGTGGTTAATATATTTGTGTGTGGACTCTTGAACAGTAAAACTGGGCTTCGCCACCTTCTTTAGCGTAAACATTGGAATGTTGTCATTATACAACACCCACCTAAATTGTCTCTTAGGGTCGCGTACACCCGTCGAAGCATCTGACCAAAAAGTTCCTGAACTCATTTTTTAATTTCTCCTTAAAATAACTTTACTACATTGAAGTAGCTTTGATTTCTCTCTATTTTTAAATAGTTCGGGGGAGAAGAAAATCTCCCCCGACTCTATTTTATTCTCTAGTCGTCAAAAGACGCTCCACTATCAGTAATCACGAAGTCAATCGCAATGTACTCAATTGCCTTTGCAGGCTTGAGAAGAATCTTTGCATACATGATATTTCTATCAATCAAATCTGGTGTGGTTGTCGTTTCATCAAGAATAATCTTGTACTCTGTCAACCCGAAGCGACCCTTAACCGAAGCCAAGAATGGGTCTGCCTGACTAATAAACCTAACCCATGTGGTCTTGACGTTCTGGTCGAATAGAATTGTCTTCGCCATGCGAGAGATTTCCTTCTTCAAGTAAATCATCAGGCGACGGACATTGATTCTGTCGAGAGCAGATGCGGTTAGTTGAAGCGTCTTCTGTCCGAAGATAACAATTCCTTCTGCGGGGAACTGAGCAATCGGGTTAATGTTTGCTTCATAAAGCTTGTCACGCTCCTTAGAGTTGAGTCGCAGACGAACGCCGTTAACTGGAATTCCAGCGGCTCCGTCAGTCAATCCACCTCGGGTGAACCCTGCTGGGGCAAACCAAAGTTCTGATTTCTTTGTTGAAGAAGCCATCGTTCCAAGGGCAGCGACGGAGGGGGGTGCCCAAAGGACGCGCCCGCTCATGGTGTCAGCAATCTGAACCCAAGGGAAGAAACAGCAACCATAACTTGAGTTGAGCGAGCGCATTCTCATTTGAGTAATCGCCTTGTCAACATCTGGCATACGGGCTGCTTCATCTTTGCCTTCTGAAATATTCGGTGGACAGTAATCTTCCTCGATATCAATAACAGCCAGCGCATCGCCACGGTTCTCACAAGTTGAAACCATGTGGTTTGTGATAGAAGGCTGAACCAGACCCGGTGCAGCCATCAAATTATATTCAACAACTTCTGGGTCAGAGACAGAATCAATAGCCTTCTTAACTGAGTTAATAGCATAGTGGTCCATCGCGGTGTCGCCTGCTTGCGGCAGATTGTCGTTGGCGTTTGACTTAGAGTATTGGAAGGGGTTAGCCTCCAGTATATCAATGCCATCGTGACCACCAGTCAACGGAAGTGTGAATGCATCGCAGCCCGCTTCAAGAATAGCATATGGGTTACGGACGCCAGTTGTTGGCGTATATCCCGTCAAAGAAGTTTGACCCTTTGGAACCGGGAAAGCAGCGGCAGTGGAGTCCGAGTTTAGTGAAGGACATGCGTGACTACCAGCAACCCACTCAAAGTTTTTAGGCTTTGAGTCGGACTCGTTGGAGCCGCGTGCATCGCTAACTGCGACACCGGGCGAATAACGAATGTCATCCAGAGTGAAGATGAACTGGTACATACTCTCGTCATCAACAGAACATGCGTCGGCTGATGTGCTGGCAATGCCGTATTTTCCATAGCCGACCATATCACCATATGAATCATCAAAAATTGTATCACTTCCAAACTCGGTGGTTTCGATTCCGAAGAATGCGTCCTTCGGGCTGGAAAGTGTCGTATCTTTGGTGTCTTTTCTCATTCCCAGAATTGGGTGAACCAGAAGAACCTCAAAGTTTTTGTTTGCATTGACTGTCGTACCGATACCAGCGTAACACTTGTTCTCACCGAAGTCGCCTGCGGCGTCGGTGTAGGTGCCGTCGTTATCTGCATCCCAGAAAGTTACATCTCCCATGCCCACATTATTAACAGAATTGTTCAGCGTACCGGATTCTGCGGGGTTGTAAGCTGCATCGTCTGCGTCCAAAGTGGATGCACCACCGAAAACATTGGGGAACTTCTTGTGTGCGCTTGGAGCGCGGATGGACCATGTGTTGGGTGCCCCACTGCTGGTGTGTTCGCCAAAGACAGGCTTATGACATGCGGGCCCAAGGAAGCCATAGGGCAGCAAGCGTGCATCAGCAGAGCCTGCCTCAACAGCAGTTGCCAATTTAACACGAAGAAACCGTGACTGGTTTGGATAAAGCCCGTGGTTCACATATCTCTTATCGTCATCATCCCAGATAGACTCCATATCGCCAATCATTCTCGCAATGAAATTTGGAGAAGCTGGGTTTAGGTTGCAAGAAGAATATCTTTCCACAATCTGTGGAGCGGCATCTGTGTCTGATGCCCTGCGAATCATCACAGAGAATGAACCATAGGGATTAAACTCATCTGTGGGAGCCTTAATGTCGTAAATTGAAATCTTGAGATTTCGGCTTTCCCAAGAGCCGGAGTATAGCGAATAAAAGCGGAACAGCTTTTCGATACCCAAATCCTCGACTGTGGTTGTGCCTTCAAGCATTGCGTTCGACTGAGTGTTGTACAAAGATGGGTCGCCGTTGTGCTGTGAAATAATCCAAGGTGAAATAGCAGGCGTCAAGCTTGACTCCCACGAAGCGGCTGCGGTGGAAAGTGGGAGCAAGCAGGCATACTGACCGCTGACCGGCTGCGCTGCGGTGGACGAAGCTGCGGTGGTCAGACCGTCTTGCATTTCAGCAAGGTGCCTGTCAAATGTTGGTCCCAAGAAGTAAGCCTTCTGAGCAGTTGTCCCAGTAAGCTGACCATTGCAAAGAACTGGGTTAGTGTTAAGAACCTTTCTAACATAAAGTCTGGAAGTCTTTGTGAAGTTGAAGGCGATTTCTTCAACATTGGAGGTGCGGCTGGCAGAATAGCTGGCACCGGGAGTATTTGCGACCTTGAGCCTGAATTGGTTATCTGGACCGTCTGAACGAACCCAGACACCGATTGCTTCGGTTCCCTCACCCGCTGCGGCAGAGGTTGCGCCGCCGCCAACGCAGCGACCTTTGAGGGCAACAGCGCCATTTTTTACATAAAGGATTGCAGCAAGCGAAGCCTTGTATGTTTCTCCATCTGCCCATGCTTGCCCTTCAGAACCGTTTGCGATGTATAGACCATAAGCACCGGGGGCACCTTTGTTGCCAGCGGTGGATGACCATGTGGCAGCGGCAGAGGTGACAGACCAACCCGCTTTCACACTGGCTGAGGTCGCGTCGGGGTGCGTATCACCCAAAAGGCGAACGAACGTAATGGGGGATGCGTTGCGAAGGTAAGCTTGTGCGGCGTATGCGGCATAAGTTGGACCAAGACGGCTACCCTCACGCCAGACATCTCCAGCTACACCACCCGCAACTGGCTCACCGAAGGTTTCGATGAAATCTGCGAATGACTCAATCTGAATCGGACGCATTGCTGGTCCACGGAGGGTTCTACCGATAATAACGGGCCCAATTCCTGCTCCCTGTTTTGGCACCTGTGAATTATCAATCTCGTTGATGAAAATTCCGGGTGATACAAACTTAAACTTCTTTACTGACATGTGTTGTTTCTCCTTAAAAGCATATATCTTTAGTTATGCGACTTTTGTTGTCTTAGCCTGATGGCTTTTCAGTAATAAATAGTGATTGGAATGTCGAAAGGATGTTTTTACTCACGATATTTTTTATTCGCTGTATACTCCGCTTCATCTTCCAGTTGCACGCGCTCTCTCATCATTTTTACGTCTACTGCGTTTTCTCTGATGACAACTTTCGGCTTCTCTTGATTTGGACCGTGACCAATTAACGCTCCAAGCACCTTAAACTCAATTTTGGTCTGAAATTCTCTAGCGCCCTCGCCCATGTCGGCTACATTATTTTCTGACGTAAAGTCTTGACCGATGAAACCCTCATACCTATGGTTATTGTGTTTAATAACAACGTGGTTTGGTCCACCATGTTTTGTAACAAATGGCTGAACCATATCGTTCATCTGCTGCTGATATTCGGAGCGTATGCTAATAGAATAGGTCGCCTCGATATACACGGGCATCGGAATTGTTAAAGTTTCATAAATTACTTTGGTGTTTTTCGCTGTACGAAAATTAATGGGCGTGTTAGAATACAGTTGGCGTTTGTGGGTTGCGTTTGCATACGCTGCGCTCTTGTCCTGCTTAATTCTTCTGGCTATCGTGATAGCGCCACCCTTGTGGTCGTTAACTTCTGGCAACATTGCCCACGCTGTGCCTTTGCGTGCCTTATCTTTGGCAAACCCTGTCCGCTCAACCGTAATTAAGGGAAGGATGAGCGCACCGCTTGTGTCACGCAGTCGCTGGTCTTTTTTAGCTTGATGCACCTTTTCACCAGCAACCCAAATAACTGGAACCTTCTTCCACCCTCGGTTAGTTGTTGTATGAATGTCCATATTCTCATTCAGCCAGTTGTGGACAGCGTAATCGAAGTCCTCAATGGTGGATTCCTGCAATTCAATTTCTTTAAGCTTTGGCTCATCTTGACTAGTGTATTTATTACTCATCGTCTTATACCTCTAACCATGGTGGGTCTTCACTATTAAATACTCCGTCACGGGCTTTTCGACATGTGGCTGTAATTTGGAATTTTTGCCCATCCTGTCCAAATAAATATCTAGGCTGGCTCAAATCAGCCACCTCATAAAGGTGCCCGTCATACTGAACAAAGTCGCCCTCACGAACCCAAAGGTCTTGGTCTTCAGTAAGCCGCCTTTTATGAAAATGGACGGTAATGTTGCTAACTTTGTCAATTCCGTAATTGGTATACGTTGTATCTGTCTCTTGCTTTTCCACCAAGCAGTGAACCCTGACTGGAGGCAAGAAAGTTTTATTAATCGCTTCGCCATACAGCGGGTGGAAGTTAGAAGTCTCCAAATCAATGGGGTAATATATAATTGTCTGCCCGATGACTCGCTCGATAAGTTCATCATTTACTTGTTTGACTAAATCGCGCTCTTTTTTGCCCGTGAATAGCGGGGGTGGGGGCGCGTCTGGTTGTGACCACTCATCTGCCATTTCTCACCCTCCCATTATCCTGTAAAAATACCTGTTGGCACCTTCTGCATAACTGCATTTGAATTCTCAACTGTCTCGGCATCGCCTGCCATCATCTCGCTGTACGTCAACTGGTCTAACGTCTCTTTCAACTCGTCCCGAAGGGCTGATTGTTCTTCTTTTCCTGCCGAAATTAGTGCATCACCATTCATGGAGATGTCGTTGCCCGGTATTGGAATTGAAGCAAACTTTGAGCGCACAAGCCCAAGCATCTCTTTTGACAAAGCAAGGGCAAAACGTCGAATCCACTGTTTTCCAATCGAATTAATATTCTTATATGGAATATTCTGAAGTGGGATTGTGTTCAAATTATTAATTCCCATGATTCCATTGGAAGCCGTTGTGTCTTCGACCCAAGTATCATTTGGAACAACAAACTCAATCCACATGTTGCTCGGGGTGGAGTCACCGGGCGTGGGATAAATTCTAAGCTTGTTGTTTTTAAGTTCGTATGATGAATGAGAAGCCCTCACATAGAGGCTTTCTTCAAACGCCTTTGCTTGCAGCTTGTTTTGCCAAGCTGGGACAAGTTCGTATGTTGAATCATCAGAATACTGCCCATAAGTTGACAAGTTACCCATCACGTTCACGCCGCCATAATAACCATAATAATTCCACATGGTCTTTGGGGTTTGAAAATAAACTTTTTTAATCAGAATCTTCGGAGTATCTGTATTGGGAGATGCCTCAAGCCCCAAGGTTGTTCTCCAGTCGGCATCTTGTCCGATGATGTTCTGCAAATTATAGTCCTGTACGTCTGCGGTGAGGGTAAATGATGCGGAGTATACAGTTGATGCTCCACCAACCTGCGCTTCTTCTGAAATACCCTCTGTAACTCGACGGGCATAAGCGAAATCAAATCGCGGGTAGCGTAACGAAAGGTGGACAGTTTGGTCCATCGACCCATTAGAGCCTGAAGCCTCTGTAATCATTCCATCTTCATTAAACGAGCCGGTTGTCCCACCAAGCACATTTGACAAAACATTCTTTGACTGGTGGATGTTCATCAGATAAGAATACTCTAAACAAGATTCTTCATAGGCTGAAAATACTTGTTCTTTTGTTAATTCAATATCAAGGATGTCTCCACCCAATTTTCTATAAGTGTACGCCACTTGGTCTGACGAACCTGACAAAAATAAATCAACCTGTGACGAATCAGCCTCCCCAGAAGCGTCGAACCAATAATTCTCATTTGCATATGTTCCAAATGGAAAAGATTTAATCATAGCCTGACGCTCGGTGGCGGTCAAGCCAGCGACATCATGCTTTTCAGGTAAAACTATTCTATTTGTTGTCGGCTTTGGTGTTAGTGTTGGCAGTGCCATTCATTTATCCTCCCGATATTCACCTCTTGCTATAAATAGTTTCAAAATGAACAAAAACAAAACCCCACCTCAACTAATGTCAAGGTGGGGCTGTTTTTAGCTTACGCTACTTGAAAGGTTTAGCCTTCAAGGTCACGCACGATAACAATACCGTACATGTCGGGACGGACCAACTTCTTGCCGTAGCGAGTCATCACTGCCTTGCGGGGAGTGAAGTCATCAGCGTGGAAGATAGTAGGTGTGGTCTGAAGCGGCACATAAGGAGCGTAGACATAGCCACTCTCCAAGAAGCTGCTTCCCTTACGTCCAACGAGAATCACGTTCCGTGGGAAATAAGGGTCAACCCACAAGTCCCACTTCTTGGAAATGGAACCGGCGTTGACAGCACCGACTGAACCAGTGTCATCATCATGAGTCACGCTGGCACGGAAGCCGCTGGTGAACTCAAGAATGTTGGCAACCTCTGGTCCGCAGACCAAGAAGTTAGCACCACCACGAAGGGTCTTGCGGTGAATGTCGGCAGACACATCGTTGATAGTCTCAACAAGAGTCTCGTACCACTCACTCACGGAACCCGTGAAGTCGGGAGGTGCAGCCAAGCTGGTCGCATCGGCACCCGTTGTGCGGGTAACGAAAAGACCGGGACGGCGTGACCAGTAAAGAGT